AAGAACTGAGCAGATTAAATGATGTGACCTTAGAAATGCAAAAGACGATGAATGAAGGACTTGCTCGTGTGGATGAATCAAATAGATTTTTGCGAGAACAAAATACGCGCCAATCGGAACAAAACGCTGAAATTTTGAGAGAGGTCCTAAATCGAAACAAAGAAGAAGAGGAGCACAAGCACGAACTACGTATGATTGATAAGACTAACATATGGAAACTAATCTTGGGAATTGGTGGTGGTGCTGGCGTTGTATTTGCATTCGTACTGGAATTGCTTAAATTTTTGAGGGGGTGAGAATAATGCAAAATAAGACGTTTGAAATTTTGAAATGGGTGGCCGCAATTGTCATTCCTGCGCTGGCGACATTTGTTGGTGTGGTAGGAAAGGCGGTTAATTGGGAGTACACCGATATCACGGTAATCATTATCACAGCGCTAGGCACTTTTTTGGGAACCGTTTTGGGGGTATCAAATCGAACATACAAGATGTTTTCAGCAGATGAATAGGAGAGAATACATGAAAAAGAAAATTATTGTAGGAGCTATTGCAGCTCTTTTTTTGTTGCCTTTTTTTCCGAGTAACGTACAAGCTGCGAAAGGTGATCAAGGCGTTGATTGGGCGGTATACCAAGGAGCACAGGGGAAGTTTGGCTATGCTCATGATAAGTTTTCAATCAGTCAAATCGGTGGTTATAATGCTAATGGCCTTTATGATCAGTGGACTTATAAAAGCCAAGTAGCAAGTACCATTGCACAGGGGAAACGTGCTCACACATACATTTGGTATGACACTTGGGGAAGTATGAGTATTGCGAAGACAACGATGGATTATTTTTTGCCAAAAGTAAAAACACCACGTGGTTCAATTGTGGCGTTAGATTTTGAACATGGAGCTTTAGCGACTGTTCCTGATGGCTATGGTGGACATACAAGCTCGCCAGCAGAAAGAGCGGCGAATACAGAAACCATTTTGTATGGCATGCGTCGAATCCGCGATGCGGGATATACACCTATGTATTATAGTTATAAGCCGTTCACATTGAAACATGTAGATTATCAAAGGATTTTAGCTGAATTCCCTGACTCTTTATGGATGGCTGCCTATCCGAATTACAACGTTACTCCTTATCCAGTGTGGTCCGTATTTCCTAGTATGGATGGTGTTGGCATCTATCAATTCACTTCCACCTATGTTGGCGGTGGTCTAGATGGTAACATAGACTTGACAGGTATTACGGACAACGGCTATACAACATTACCAGCCCCTAACCCAAGTGAAGTAACAGACATTTATCGTGCTGGGCAAAACTATTCAGTAATGGAAGTCGGAAACGGTAAAGGTCACGTTGATGGATTTGGCGCAATGGCTGGGAAGATTAAAGCAGAAGGATGGAGTACTCGTACTCACAAACATCAATATGCCTTTATTCTCGATCGTACAACGGGTAAAGAATTGAAACGGATCAAGTTGAAAGACTTGCCGCGAGCAGACGCTGCAAAGGTTTATAATCGTAATGATACTGCAGGATTCCAGATTGAATTCAATCAGAAAGATGTTACAGGACATTCGATTATTATTATGATTCGTAGCACGAACGATCCGAAAGGCGATACAAAAGGAGGATTTAACGATTTAACTGAAACACGTTGGTATTTAGACGTTTAATCCTCAAGACTTTTACAAAACTCGCTGGTATCATGATATTAAATAAAAGCAAACCCCTCTCTACCTTAACTGGTTGAGAGGGTCTTTTTTTGTGCAGTTTTACCACAAAAATTACCACAGATTTGCGGTATTCTTTATCTATCTTAGATTATTAAAAAAATAAAATATTGATTTAATGCGATAAGAAAGATGTTTTCGTTCCTTAAATTTGTCTAGAATTTCAGATGGGAACTGGCAACATGCTTATATATCAATCGTTTAATCACTTTTTACCACAGATTTACCACAATTTACAAATTATCAATCAATTTCCCCATCAAATCCGCCGTTTCTTTTTCTTCTTCTTTCAGTACGTCACTGTAAACATCTAACGTAATATTTATATTTTTATGTCCTAAGCGATTAGATACATATTTGATGTTTGCTCCTGCTTCGATCAGGAAAGTCGCATGAGTATGTCTAAGTCCATGCACTGTAATATTTGGAACTTTAGCTTCTTCACATAACAATCGAAACATATAAGTGATTTTAGATTGTTGAATTGGTAGATTTCGAGAACTCAAAATAAAGTAGTCTTCGTCTTTTAGAATTCTTCCCTTTTTTAAAAGTCTTTCTTTTTCATAAGATTTATATTTTTTGATTAATGCGAGCAATGAATCATCGAAATAAACTTTACGAATACTTGTTTTTGTTTTTGGTTTATTTTCTCCATAATCTCCTCGAGTAGAATTGATGTCAAAATTTCTTTCAGTTAGATCAATATCTTTCCACCGAAGTCCCATCAACTCACCTTTTCTCATTCCAGTTTTTAATAGAGTCAAAAATATAATTTGAGTTCGAATATCTTTGCTTTCTAAAACCGTTATAAATTGCTGTAGTTCGTCTTTTGTAAATGAACGAACATTATTACTAGAATCAAATTTGAAGCCTATGAGGGTGTTACTAGGCAGTATTTGATTGTTTACTGCAGCATTGATCATTCTCATAACAATTTTGTGCCATGCTTGAATAGTGGATTCTTTATATTTATTCTCCTGCCGCAATTTATCAATAAAATTTCTCTTATACGTTATCTTATTTAATGATGATAGTTTTTGATTTCCAATTAGTGGTGAAATATGAAATTCAATTGCAGATTCAATATTTTGCTTTGTTGAGATGCTCCAGTTGTCTTGGGCGTAAGGTATCCAAACCTTAATCCATTCATCTATGGTTATGTTCTTATTTTCTATAAAAGAAGAATTCTGTGTTTCCAACTCATATTGAATTTTAAGAAGTGCTTTATTGGCGGCTCGTTCACTATCAAAACCACGTTTACTTGCTTCTTTTCGCTGTCCTAGTGAATTGTAAAAGGGAAATCGGTACCCCCAAAACTCACCTTTTTTGTTTAAATAAGAAAAAATATGTTTGTACTTTTTTGACCAATTCAGATTTGCCATATTTCCACGTCCTTTTAATTGTGTTAAAATAGGCTCTGTTAATAAGCCTATTGTATTGGTTTTATTACTAAGACACGATCTGACTCTTTGCGGGGGTGGATCGTGTATTTTTTATTGATTTAGGTGTTGAACAGCATAATCAGCTTCTTCAGGAGTAAATTTTTCGCCTGCATCCGAAGTAAGTTGATCGCGTATAGCCTCAGGAGACATTGCCATATTATCTTGATATGATTTAGCTTTTTCTAATGCGTTAGCGTTGTAATCTGCTTTGAGGTTATCTATTGCATATTGAGCAGCTTCAGGAGCAAACTGTTCTCCATAATCCGAAGTCAATTGATCATATATGCCCGCTCTAGACATATGCATAGAACTAGAGTATGATTCGGCTTTTCTTAAGGCAGATTTGTATTCAGTTGGTATACTTGCTTCCCGTGCCTTTTGTTCTTCTGCTTGTTTTTTTGCTGCCTCATCCGCAGCCTTTTTTTGTTCAGCGGCTGCTAATACTTGGGCGTTTGGTTTGATGGTAACTTTTGTGTTCTTCGTGTCTCCATCTAATGATGAGTAGATTGTAATCTCTTTATTACTATCTCCTGATAGTTCATAATTTAATGAAAAATCTCCATTTGAATCTGCTTCGGTTGAATCACCGACAATTCCCATTCCAACAGAAACGTTTGCTTTTGGTGATGTTTTTCCAGTAATTGTGGCAATTCCTTTATCATCTGTTTCAATATCTGTAGAGTTGAGTGACAGCTGTAAATTGGATTTCTCTTTTTTACTACTAGATTTGGTTTCTTTTTTCTTACTGACTGTTTCTTTCTTACTGTCGTCATTTTTATTAGATTTATTTGATGAAGGACTAGTAGCACCAACTAAAAGCATCGAAATGATGGCAACCCCAATAGCAATATTTCGGTTGTTTTTGTTAGGCGATTTCTTTATAAAGTACCAAATCCCTATACAACTAATGATGAAAACAATTGTAAATAAACTAGACATTCTTTTTCCCCTTTTCTATGTTAAAATATCTTTGTCGAAATCCTTCATTTTTTTGGGGGAAAAGCTCGTGTTCACATCACGGGCTTTTTTATATTGAATTCTCATAATCATAAATTATCTGCTTTTCTTTTGTTGAATGCACGCCTGTAAGGTACATTCTGAATAAAGATCGATCGCCATAGTTTTGTAAATTTTTAGTCGCTCTTACTGCTGTTAGTTCTCTCATACCGCAACTATATATGCCGAAATCAACAAATCTATTATACAAAGCTTGTTGGCTAATCTGACATTCATCAGATATCAAACGAAATGATTTGTTCGTTTTCATATATTTGACTAACTTTATATCTGGAATCATTATTACACCAGCGGCACCATTTGCTAATTTTTCAAGAATCCATTCCTCTTCATTATAGAATGATGGATTGTTATCTACATTGAAAAATTTTTGCGTTCTTTTTTTCATATTCATGTCGAAAATACAGTGAATTATCTCATGACAAGTACTAAAGTTAAACCGCCTTTTATAAACATCAGGATTTAAAAAAATGCATATACTTTTTTTACTTCTAACAGTAACCCCGAGAAAAAACTCCTCATCAATTACAGGAATTTCTGAAATTATTTTTATTCTGTTTTTTTTAATATAAGAAGATATAAAGTTAGAAAAAGTATATTCTTCAGGCTCAATATTTTCTTTTAATAAAAATTGATTAACTACTAAATTAATAAGTGACAAACGATTGCCTTTTAAATCTTCCAAAATTTACACTCCCGAGTTACTCATTTTCCTCATCGTCTAATTCTTTCATGGTTTTTGAAATAAAACTCATTAGGTCCTTAGTTTGTTTTCTGTAAAGGTCACGTTTCTCAGGAGCGACTTCCTTCTCTCCTTTACGAAACATCATGATAAGTTCCTGTTCGTAATCATCTTCATCATTAACAGTTGCAGGATTAAAATGCGGGTCGTCGGTTCTTCCTAATAGATAGTCGACAGATACATCAAAGTAGTCGGCTACTTTTTCTAATCTGTCTGATTTTGGACTTGCTTTCTTCCATTGATAAAAAAGATTTTCACTAAAACCTAAATCAATAGCTACCTTAGAAACACTAATTCCTTGTTTGTCAGCCAATTCTTTTATCCGATCAAAGACTGTCATATCAACGATTCCTTTCATCGAGGAACTATTTTACAGAAAACTATAGAATATTGTTGACATAAATTATAGTTTGCTATAATATAGACCTCGTAAGATAAATAGTAAGAAAAAAGCAGAAGCAAAGACACCTAATAAAAAATAAACAATTCGAGGTCGCCAAACTTAGAACGTTAATTTTATAGGGTTAACTACGCTTATTTAACTATGACTCCATTTTATAGTTTTCTATAAAATTGTCAATAGTTTACCGCTGATTTCTTACTGTTTGTCTTATAAATAACAGAAAAGGAGCTGGAAAACATGCCGAGTACTGACATGGGGCGAAAAAAAATTCTTCGTTTTATTGAAGAAAACAATATTTCAATTCGCGATTTGGCAGTTGTTTACGGACTAACGCCACAGGATATGACAAATTACTTGAATGGAAAATTAAAGAATAAAAAATCGAATCAAGTTGTCCTTCAAATAATTTCAGATTACAAAATCAGATAGGAGCCGGTGAGAATGAACGATTTTCTTGATGCGTCTTCACAAAACTTTCTATACAACATCTTAGAAAAAATTCTGAGGAAGATGTTTGAAAGAGTGATAGACGAAGCCAAGCGGGATTTAGTTGAACGTGCTGAATATCTAGACATCAAGCAATTATCTACTAGATACTCTATGTCTGTTCCTGAAGTAGAACAAAATTTTGTGAAAGACAAAAGGATGCAAATGATCGAAAAAAGGAAGCCTGGTACTTATAAAGGTAAAAGATACTGGCCAGCTGTAGAAGCAATAAAAATTTGCAATGACATTATGGATCAATGGAATTGAGAAAAGGAGGAGCACAATGACAGATATAGTAATCATGAAAAATCGCTAAGCGGGCATAACAAGTCCGTAAATAACAGAAGCATTTGGAAAACACCATATATGTTATGAATCAAGACATAAGGAGTAAATGAAAGAAGATGGCACAATATTTAGAAGCGAAGATTATCATACCAGATGATTATGTAATTATCACAAAAGTTGAATATGAGGAGTTAAGAAAAGCAGGCAGCATTGGGGACACATTGACGCTCGGAGAGGTTGCAGATCGCTTAAATAGATCGAAAAAATGGGTAGTAGATGAGGTCTTAAAAAATCCAAAATTTAAAAGACACCTAGACATTAGGCATGGAGGATTTGTCCATTACGAACAGGGCGGAGGAGACAAGTATATCTTTTTAAAATCAAAAACCTTAGATTTCATAGAAAATAATTTTTCGAAGCTACTAGGTTAAAGGAGGAAAACAAAATGAATCAACTACACGTAACAGGAACACAAAGAATTGGCAACTATGAATTTGTCGGAATCGAAGGTGGCTTCGGTGAGGGTAAGAAAGCAATGACGGTGAAAGATATTGCGGCTATTCATGAAACGGAAGTTAGACGAATCAACGAGGTAATTAATCGAAACAGAAAAAGATTTGCCGATGGCGTAGACATTATTGATTTAAAATCCGTTATCGTTCAGAACGATAGCGAAATTTCGAAGTTTGGATTTACTCAAAATGCATTCAATGCATCCAAGAACATTTATATCCTATCTGAACGAGGATACGCAAAGCTATTAAAAATCCTAGAAGACGATACAGCGTGGGAAATTTACGATCAATTGGTTGATAACTATTTTACTTATCGCAAGACAGTCCAATCAATCGGTTCTGATATGTCAGATTTAGACGTACGGCGAGTGAATGCCACAGCACGGCTAGAAAATGCACTAGTTCGCAAAGCAAAATTGCTTTCTGAATTATCTGAGAATGCAACAACCGAAGTGAACAAAGCTCTTTTACAAGATAAAGCAACCGAAATACTAACCGGCGAAAAGATTCTTGAAATGCCAACGCTACGGCAACATCTATTTGACAGCGATCAAATTGCAAAAAAAGTTGGTGTGTATTCGAAGAGCGGCAAGCCACACGGAACAGCAGTGAGTCAATTAATCAAGCGTGAAATCTTCATTGAAGAAGACGAATCGGAAATCGTACCAGAGGCAACAAATCACTGGGGCGGATCAGTAACAAAATACACTGAATCAGTTATTGACAAAGTAAATGCTTGGTTAGAAGAACATGATTATCCTACCAAAATAAAAGGCTCAAAAAAGGACTACCATGTTCAATACGAATTTTAGGAGGCTGTAAATTATGCTCAAACTGGTGTGGGTACCGAAAGAATATAAAAACTTTTCTTTTAGAGAAATGGCGGAAGATGCCAAACGCATTTTAGAAGAGTGTAAGGAAGCGGAAAGAAGAAACGCTCTCTTATACGCCGATCTAATGATTCTACAAAACAAAATAGCAAATTTAACGGAAGAAGAAGCACGGCATAACCTAAAAATTTTGATTCCGTGGTTAGAAATGCAATTTCCGTCTTTGAAGGAAGGAGATTAACGATGAGACAAGATTTTGTGTATCACTTACCGGTAAGTATTGCGCAAAGAGTATCTAATAAAAAGAGAAAACGCTCAATTTTAACAGGAGCGATTGTTGCTACTTTTGCACTTCGTTATTGGATTGTAGGTCTCGCTATTTTACTGTTATTAACAATCGTTAATCTAGTACAACGCAGGAGGTGAATTTAATGAAAAACTGGACCACTAAAGAAATCCAATATCTTAAGAAGAATGCTCTATTTGCTGAAACAAATGTCGTTGTTAATGTTGAACAGTTAGCGAAAAAGCTAGGACGATCTGCAAAGTCAGTAGATGTAAAAATATATAAATTACGTAGAGATGGGCAGTTTCCGCCTACTGACTTTAGTAAATCGTTTGATCCCAGAGGTCGAAGATTTACTGAAAATGACGATAAAAGAATTATGGCGATGTACAAAAATGGTGCGACTTATAAACAAATCGGAGATAGTCTTGAGCGTTCAGAACAATCTATTGCAGGTCGAATTGCTAGATTGAAAAAAAACGGGAAGTTAAAACAGACAGCCGTTCAGAGAAATTGGACTCAAAAAGAAGTAGATATTTTATTGGCAAATATTAATTTTGATGAAAATGGATTTTGTTGCAATCATGCAGAACTTGGCAGGCTATGCAATCGAACATTTGAACAAATCGTTGGAAAAATTAATCGCTTAAGGAAAGAAGGGGTATTAGAAAAGCCGAAAAAGGGAACAACTAGCATCAAATCAAAAGAAACTATGAATCGATTCAATGATGCTCGTTTTGCTCATGTTCCAAAGAAAAAGGAGGAGGTTCTAATGAATGGACCAGCTGTAAATCAACCAGATGTCTCTATTGAATCGAAACAAGTTAGTTTGATTTTAACCACAGTTATTGTTAGCGGTCAGCGAACAGACCAATATTTCACCCAAGAAGGGGAATTGATTGCAACAAAAAAAGAACCTACCTCGGCTGCAACCGAGATAAGCAAATAGAAATGGAATACATCTAAGGAGAATATACCACATGAAGACAAATAATGAAAAGATCGAACAACATATTGAAGAACTTCAACAGTTAGTTAATGGAACAAAAGCCGGATTGGTCGTGGCGTATACAAGTCCAGAGAGCGAAGGAGCAACGGAGGTTTTATCCGTTGGCGGTTCAATGAGTTTGGCTGCTAATTACCTAGCTATTCAAGATGCTCTCAGTAGGGATGCGGAGAGTTCAGAAGGATGTGATTGTGCGGGGTGTTCTGCTATAAGAGCAATTGCAAAAGGCGAAATTAACTATAACGATTATGAAAAAAGCCAAGAAGAAAAACCGATGCACACTTTCGTGATTGAAACTCCGGAAGACTTCCAAAATGCTTTGGATAGAATTTTTAAGGGGGAAATCTGATGACTGAGATTTTAATCAACAAGATTTTGTACAAGAATTTCAAAGGTCTTAAAAACTTTGAACTTGTATTGAATGGAACATCTGCAGTAGTTAGCGGTCGTAATAGTTTAGGAAAGACAACCCTTGCCGATGGATTACAATGGCTTTTCTTCGGTAAAGATTCCACCGGCTCAAAACTCAACCCTAAACCGCGAGACAAACAGAATCAAGAGCTTTTAGGCTTAGAGCCCACGATTGAAGCTGAAATGATCGTTGACGGAAAAGTGACAGTTCTCAAACGAATCCAAGAGGAAAAATGGACCGCGAAAAAAGGCGAGCTTGAAAAGACTCGCAGTAGTGACAGCACAAGATACTTTATTGATTCTGTTCCGATCAAAGAGAAGGACTGGAAATCATATCTTGAAAAATTAGGCGGCGAACCAACCCTGCAGATGCTTTCAAACTCGTCTTTTTTTATGTCGCTGAATTGGAAAGACCGGCGTGAGCGGTTGATCAGCCTTACAGATTTAACAGATGAACAGATTATCAAAGAAGATTATGAACTCAAAGAAATCAATGAGTTCATTGGTGATCACAGTATTGATGAAATGAAGAAAATCCTTAAGGGTCAGAAGTCAGATATTAAGGCTGATATTGATGGAATGCCAGCGCGTATTCAAGAAGTTACGGATATGAAAGCTCAACTTGGTTTGGTGGAGGATAAGGCAGCGCTGGAGAAAAGCATTGCTGATATGAATGCAATGATCACTGATAAGGAATCTTGGTTAGTAGATACCAAAACTGGAACAGTTAACCATGAGCTGAACGAACTGAAAAAAAAACAAGCCGATCTTCGAGCAAAACTTGTAGACGAAAAGACGAAATTTCAAACGGATCTTTTTGCGGCAACGTCTAGCTTACAAGAGGACTTCAATAATCAACATGCCTTAGTCAATTCACTTCGTACGGAAGTATCTGCACTGGAAGCCAAAGAGTACCGAATGCAGGAAGCGCTGAAAGAAAAGCGAGAGTTTCTGCAGGAGCATCTAGCTAAGTATAAAGAAATCAAAGCTGTAGATTTTGATGAACATCAAAAGACGTGTCCGACTTGTGGTCAAGAATTACCAGCGAATGAGATTGAAAAGATGGTTTCTGAATTTAACAAGAGCAAAGCAGATCGCTTAGAAAAAAATGTTGAAATTGGAAAAGCAACAAGACAAGATGCTAAAAAACTTGAAACTGAAATCACTGCTCTTCAAAAAGAGCTAAATGAAAAAAGGACTGAGTTAAAAGCTTCTGAATCACGTTTGGATGAAATCAACAACGATCTAATTTTCCAGAAAAATAAACAAGGTGTTTTTGAAGAGTCTCAAGTTTATCGCGACATCATTGCAGAAAACACTCAACTAGAAACAGCGATGGAACGCGCAGCTAGTAAAGATAAAAATGCTGAAGTTGGCAAACTGTCTGCAGAAATTCAAGCAGATAAACAAATATTAGCCGGGTTAAATCAAGAACTGCAGAAATTCGACATGGTCAAAACATATGATGACCGTTTAGCTACGTTAAAGCAACAGGATAAAGATTTGAAGAATCAAAATCAAGTTGTAGAAAAACAACTATGGCTGATAGAAGAGTTCACTCGCCGTAAGGTTAAGCGTATCGAGGAATCAATCAACGAACTGTTCTCAATCGTTAAATGGAAATTGTTTGATGTCCAAAAAAACGAAGGCATCAAAGAAATGTGCGAAGCCACTTATCAAGGAATCGAATATAGCAACGGCTTAAATAACGGTGCACGGATCAATTGTGATCTTGATATCATCCGCACGCTGTCACGAGAGCTTGGAATTACGATGCCTGTGTTCGTTGATAATGCGGAATCAGTTAATGCACTACAGCCAATCGAAGGCCAAATGATCGAGTTACAAGTAACGGAAGATGAAAAACTGAAAGTCGAGGAAATTCAATGGAAATCTTTGTTTACGTAAAAGCTGAAGCAGGCAAGAAAATTTTTGTTGGATCATTTGATGATATTTCGACAATTGAACGAGATATTCAATTTGCATTGATAGAGAAAAAAATAACTCAGTATAAAAGCAAAGTTTTTATGCTGATTGGTACAGAAACTTATCAAGTAAAACTATAGGAGGATTTAGAGGATGACTAATCAAAATACACCGCAAGTATTCAAATCACAGTTAGCAAAAATTAATGATACCTATATGCCGCAGATTGAAACCCAACTCCGTGGCAATGGAATTCATATGACGGAGTATCAACGCACTGTTGTAATCAATGCAATTTCTTCGATCAATGAAATGCTGGTCAAAGAAGCATTAAGTATCGGTGATATTGATCAGAGTAATATTACTCAGACATTAATGAATGTTGCCGCTTTACAGTTGAACGCTGCAGCGACACCAAGAGAAGTCTATTTCATTAAACGAAATCAAAAAAACAAAGATGGAAATAAGATACAAGTCATTGAAATGGGAATTGAAGGTGACGGGAACGATGCAATACTTTCTCGCTTTGGCCGGAATGTCAAAACAGTTCATCGTCATTGGGAAGTTCGGAAAGGTGACGATTTTACTTATCCAGGCTATGCCGGCTTAGAAGTTACGCCACCTACGTGGTTCCCAAAAGGTGAAGGCGAAGTCATCCGAGTTGTTTATCCAATAGAGTATAACGACGGCCAAGTAGAGTATTTCATTAGCGAACGAGAAGATGTGAAATCTAATCTATTAGCTCATATGTACAACAATCTGATGTGGGATAACGACAAGGTTAATAAGAAAGCTAAAATAAAAGAATTTGCTGATACTCATTCACTCGACGAAATATTGGACAGCAGTGAAATGCAAACACTTGGGAATATCAGCCCAGCATGGAAAGAGCCGCAAAGCCGTGAAGCAATGATCGTGCGAAAAATGCGGAATCGAGTTGTTAAGAAAATCCCTAAAGATTTTTCAAATGCCTATATCCAATCAGTTGTGGAATCAGTTGAAGATGATTTTGCAGCTCGTCAGTATTCCCGAAAAGAAGCGGAAATCATCGAAGAAATCAACGAAAACGCGAATAAAGAAATTCTTGATCCGGAACCAATCGAAGATGAAAGACCATCAAACGTTAACGATGACGGAGAAATTCAAGAAACGGTGTTTGATGAAGTGGATGTATCAACCGCTGATGTAGAGGACGTTGATCCATATGCTTAAGATAAAAAGCTTTGGGTCTGGAAGCTCAGGCAATAGCTATTTGATTGATGACGGTATTACCCAATTGATCATTGAAGCTGGTGTCCAATATAAAAAAGTTCAGCAAGCTATGCGGTTCGATTTTTCAAAAGTAGTAGGCTGTTTGATTAGTCATGAGCATCGAGATCACTGTAAATATGTTCCACAGTTCATTGATTCGACTTCAATAGAGTTTTTTTCAACAATGGGAACCTTTAAAGGGTTGTCAGAAGACCGGATTTTACATTTACATGCTAATGATTATTATCGTTTCAGTTTTTTGAAATATAAGGAAACAACGATGATCGGCACTTGGTACGTGACTCCATTCAAAACTGAACACGATGCAGCAGAACCTTGCGGATTTCTAATTGACAACATTTCTGGTGATCGACTGGTGTTCATTACAGATTCATATTACGTGAAATATAAGTTTCCAAATGTGACTCACATGATGGTGGAGGCCAACTATTCAAAAGATGTGATCGACGAAAAAATGATCAGTGGCTTCGATGTGAAAAGAAAAACTCGCTTACTAGAAAGCCATTTTGATTTTGATCAAACGAAAGAATTTATCAAAGCAAATAAATCCGATCGACTGCAGGAAGTCTGGCTTCTCCATCTATCCGATTCAAATAGCATCGAAAAACAATTTAAAGAAGAAACCCAACAGCTTGTTGGTGTTCCTGTCTATATAGCTTAGGTGGTGAGCAAATGGCGAAAGGAGCTTTCCAGACAAGCAGAGAGATTTTTGAAAATCCTATATGGTCCGATGTCGTTAAGTTTCGAATATTTTTCTATATCTATGGAAATGCGGTCTTCGCCAATGAAGGAACGGACGTTGCGGGGATTCACATAAAGAGAGGTCAGTTTCTTAGATCGTACAGAAATCTGCAACAAGACCTTTCGTACATGGAAAAACGGGCTATAAAAATGTACTCGTTACACACCATAAAAAACAAAATTGACCAACTTGTAAAGGAAAATCGAATTGAAATTGAACTCACCGATTACGGAACACTCTTTACAGTGGTTAATTACGAGGAATACCAAGGGTTTGAGCGATATTCAAAACCTTTATCGGAACAGCAACGAAACGGCAACGGAACAGCAAGTGAACAGCAACGGAACAATAACAAGAATGTAAAGAATGATAAGAATGAAAAGAATATAAAAGATAATGTCTCAACACGCAAAAAACGCGTGTATGCAGACGACGATCCAAATAAAAAGTTGGCCAATCTTTTACTGAAACTCATTCAAAAAAATCAAAAGATCAAAGAACCTGATTTGGATAAATGGGCAAATGTAATTCGACTCACGATTGAAGCGGACAAACATTCAGGAAAAGAAGTTCAAGAAATGATCGTATGGGCAACGCAACATAATTTTTGGTCTGGAGTGATTTTATCGCCTTCGAGTCTTAGAAAAAATTGGGATAAGATGTCTGGTCAAAAAAATAAATCAGGATTTTCTGAATCAAACAAGCAAAAACAAAAATCGAATTCGGAGGTGGAGTTTTAATGGACTTTCCGCTTTTAAACGAATTATGGAAAACGAATGGATGCTGTCCAATACACAACACGCCTTTAATACAGTTGAAAGATTACGACCCGTTTTGCGTGGAGTGTCGAAAGGAATACCTTCGGAACGTTGAACAAGAATCTGTAAACCGTACGTTCAAAGAACATGAACGTCGAAGAACAATTGAAGTCTTGGAAACGGATTCGATTGTCGGTGATCCTAAACTGTGGCAAGTAAGTTTCAATAATTACAAAACTGACAACGAAGAAACAAAAGCCGCGTTGCTGAAAGCCAGACAGATCGCTACGGAGTATATGAAAGTTATTCAAATTGAGAAGCGGTTAGAAAAAGAGATTGCTGAAAGTGAAGACAAGGAAGAAAAAGCAGCGTTAAAAAAGCAACTCTTAGAGATTCCAAAATTCAATACGATCTTCACTGGCGTACCTGGAGTCGGAAAATCACATCTTGCTATGGGAATGCTGAAAGCGATCAATGAAACTGCTGATCCAATGATGAGCTGTCTATTTGTATCAGTAAACGATCTTTTCAGATTGATCAAATCAAGTTTTGGGAAGCCTGACAGTAAATATTCAGAATTAAACATGACTGGTTTGCTTTCTAGCGTTGATTTGTTGGTTATTGATGATTTAGGTTCAGAAGCGTCGTTTCGTCGTGAAAAGAAAGATAAAGAGGCGGGAAACTATACGCAAAATGTTCTTTTCGGAATCCTCAATGCGCGGCAGCGAACTATCATAACTACGAATTTAAGCAGTGATGATCTTGAGGATGTTTACAACGCTAAAATCGTTTCACGATTGTATAAAGGAGTTGAAGGACGGATCATCAAATTCACAAGTGCAACGACGGATAAGAGAAGCAAGGTTAAATTTTAAAACGTGGAGGTGTTTTTATGTCAAATACAAAATATCTACTGAAGAAATTAGAAATTTCGGTTCAGTTCGTAAAAGAGCAAATCGAAACCGGGATTGAAGAAACTGAAATGGTTCAACAAGAATTAATCAAAATCATCGGCGAAGCGGTTCAATTATCTGACGCTATTAGCGAGGAGGCTGACTGATGAACTGTCCAATTTGTAACGGAGATAAAGTTGTCTGGCAAGGAGATGGAACAATAGGCGTTTTGAAATGCAAGCCTTGTCCAGTGTGTAACAAGAAAACTGATCAACGAAAGACGGCTACCGACAAAAGGAGGAATCCAATTTGAGTTTTGTCGTTAAGAAAGAATGCTATCTCGATGAACATGGAAACGGTAGACCAAGCTCAATCCATGCCAAGAAACATGATGATTACGAGATGGCCGAAGCTGTCGCCATAACTTGTGGCGGTAGAGTCGTAGAACTAATCGATAAGACGGATAGAAAAGTGGTTCATAAAAAAGTTGAACCGAAAAAGAAAAGGGAATCCAAAGCGAATCAAGCTTGGATGCGGAAAGGATATTTTGATGGGGAATAGTCCAACTGCTTTAAACAAACGCGGGAATAAAGTGATCATTGACGGATACACTTTCGACTCAGAGAAAGAGGCTCAATTCTATATCAGGTTTGTCCGCGATTGCGGATTGCCGTTTGAGGTACATCCACGATTCAAATTGACGGAGTTGACCGAGTTACCAACTGGCGGCGGGAAAATATCTGCAATTGCCTATTCGCCGGATTTCATTATTAAGGACCATGCCGGAAACTGGCTGCATGTGATTGACGTGAAAAACAGCTTCGGTATTTATGGAATTGATCAGGCAAATAAACTGCGGTTCCGGCTATTCGCAATCACTCACGGCCATCCGGTCGAAGCGGTCGTGATCAGGAAGAATGATTTCAAAGTGATCACTCAAGGCGTTACGAAGCCTTTGAATGATAAAAAACCGTTTGTTACTACCAATTTTGATTATCACTGGAAAGATGCAACGAATTATTAGGAGGACCACAAATGAAAATCAGTGATCTAGGAACAATCTTGAATGGTATTTCGAAAATTCACGGTGATGAATCTAGAAAAGTTACGATTGATGCAATCCAATACGAAAAAGGAAAGACGTTGCATGTGTCTACGTCAACGGATTCTGTAGATGTAATCGCAAGCGTCATGATAGATACCAAAAATGAGGAGGACAAATAAATGTCAATTGAATTTAAACCAACAATCAAATCAATCAATATCGCAAGCGAGGATTTAACAAAGATTACTTTAGAAGTGAAGAACGGTTCTTTAGATGGTCAATACGAGGATTTAAGAAAATTATCAGGAAAAACAGTAGTTGTGGCCATGTTGCCTGATCATTATTCCTATACTCAAAAGTTTGATCGCAGCACAAATAAACCGGTTCAGGAATGGATCGTCAATCCCGACGGTACGGCAGAAATGAAGGAAACAGAACAAACTCAATTAGACGTTGATGGAAAAGGGAACATCGATATTCGAGAAATCGAGAAGAAAGTTGATAAAGATTTGATTGATGAATACATTATGAAATCTAATTCGATTGAATTCCCAGGAATCATTAATCCTCGTGATGTTATTTCCCGGTTAGACAAGGGCGATGATCTAGGAGAAGTAGCTGATGCTTATGAAATGTCTGACGCTGCATTATTGGCTGAGATTGAAAAAGCTCGGAAACATTTTGCACCGTTTGCTGATGCATGGAATAAAGTTCGAGATGAAGTTGTCTTTCAGGATGCAGATGAAACTGACTCGGAGGTTGATGATGATTCCGATTCGAAAGAAAGCGATAGTGAAGACCCAAAACAAGAAATGAATAATCTGTCGGAAGAAATCCAAAATGTCTCAGAAGACGAAATAGATGCTAATGAAGAGACTCCGGGAGTTGATGTTGAAGCTGAGGGTGATTTACTTGGACAATCAGATCCTTACGGAAATGAACCGCCAGAAAATGAAGATTCTGAATCTGATGATCAAACGGATGACGAAGATCCGGAAGATGATCCGTATCAATAAAGAGGATCGAGTTTTGATTTTAGAAAACGCAAAATGGATTTGGTCTAAAGAGGAAATAGAGCGTGCTATATCGCTCTTTTCCTTAGGATTGACTCCTAGTAGAGTTGCAGAGGTCATGGATCAAAAATACATTGATACAGGCTTGCTGTATCTCCATTTACTGGATAGCGGAAAAATAGAAATGGAGTGATTGCATGTTTCGAATATATCACGACGAAATTGCAGTGATAGTGGTTGATGAAGTTAATCGGTGCTTTTGCTACACAACTATTTCAAAGGCTAAACAAATTACTAAAGGAATTCAGACAACAATTAGCCACCGGTCTGCATTATATCAACGAGAAGAATATCTTTTAGAACTCGGATATAAGAAGGAACAGTTTGTTACATGATCTGGGGCTATTACAGAGAAAAGGGAGGGAAGGCTTTGCTTCAAATATTAGAACTTTTTGGAGGGATAGGAAGCCCTCGAATCGCTCTTAGAAATATGGGAGTACCAACTAAATCAATTGATTATGTTGAAATCGATCAAAAGGCAGTCGATAGTTACAATGCTATTTTTGCAAATGATCTTGAGAATAGAGTTCAATCAGTAGTTAATTGGAATTTAAAGCCTGATATCCTCATACATGGCAGTCCGTGTCAAGATATTTCTATTGCAGGGCATCAAAAAGGAGCTGACGAAGGGTCTGAAACCAGATCAAGTCTAATGTGGGAAACCCTACGAATCATTCGAGACATGGGGATGTGGCGTCCACGAGTAGTGATCTGGGAAAACGTTAAGGCAGTAACTGAAAAGCGCATGAGAAAAAATTTCAACCGATACCTGGATGAAATGGAAAAGCTGGGATATTCCAACTCCTTTGAATTACTGGATGCAAGAGATTTCGGAATACCTCAAGCAAGGCAAAGAGTTTTCACAATTTCGATGTTAGATCAGCCAATATTCAATTTTAGTATTTTAAATCGGACACCAATGCGAGATATACGAGAGTTCCTTGTAGAGAATGATGAAGTGAGTTGTGTTTACGATGTCACACAACCTAGTGTCTTATCAGTGATAGGGAAGACTGGAATAAAACGAGCAACGGTGATCAAAGATTTTGCATACACTATTACTACGCGACAAGATCGAACACCAGCACAAATAATTGATTGCGGGGCTGGGCGCTTCCGTTATCTAACTGAATTAGAGTGCTGGAGGCTTCAAGGTTATTCAGACGCTGACTATTTTGCGGCAGCATCAACAGTCGAAAGAAATGGGCGTTTTAGAATGCCAATGTACAAACAAGCTGGTAATAGCATACCGGTAAATATTTTTGAAAGTATTTTTGAAATACTACTTTAACGGAGGATATCAAGGAGGTAGGATTTTGAAAAAATATCCTAGATTAGACAAATACTACGATGAATTAATCAAAATGGAAGATGAAGAACCAGAACGATTCTATGATCAGCGTTCGTATTCTTTGATGTGCACGTTGGAATGTATTTCTAACTACGAGTTTATTAAGGACTTTTGTTTAAAGAATAATTTCAAAAGCGTGTTTGATATTGGTTGCTGTTTCGGTTATCAATCAGAGGTTTTTTATGAATCGGGTATTCAATATCGAGGATTGGACGACACCATATCTAAATACCTTTGGAATAGCGAACTATATGAGTATCAAGTAGGACGTTTTCCTTGTGACGTTAAATCGAGAAAAGGCGAGTTAGGCATTTCCGTTTTATGTTTAGGTTGGAATTGCTATTTGTATGAAGGTGCAAAAACTTTGGATGAACAATTTGAATCCTTGGTTAATCAATTTGAGTATTCGTTGATTTATATGCAGCAGAATTTGGTCCCTTTGATCTCAAGACATTTCTCAAAAGTCGAACACTTGGAAGACAATTTTTATTTTTTTAAAAGGTAAGCTAACCACACCAATAGAGGAGGAAAATATGAGTAAAAAAGAAACGCTCGAAAAGATTAGGGTTTTAAAGGCAGAAGAGAAACAAAAATTTGATGACAAAATGAAATTTGGATCATCAACTGATGCATTACTTTTTCATGGTCGTGTACAAGCGTATAAAAAAGTATTGGGAATTTTGGAAAGTATGGATGATTCTATAACGGAAGAGCAAGCATGGTACAAGATAGCGGAATCCTACCCGGAAAGTCCAAATTCATTGAGAAATTTATTTGATAATCTTCTTTCCAGCATTCACGCGGGTAATAAAGTAACAATAAATGATTGGTCATTCCTAACTGCAAAAGAACCAGATATTAATTCAGGAAAAAATCTATTTGAAAGAGCAGAAGAAATGGCTCAAGAAAAGTATAGGCAAACCTTTGATTTTGCTGCTAAAAATATCGGAGTAGCCTTTGCAAATGTTGTCAGGAAAGAAAAACTTTCCGAACCGCAATATGAAGATACTATTTCGAAAGAAAACTATCTTGAAGAAATGATCAGCTATATGGAAATGCTTTATGAAATGGATAGCAAAGACTGGAGTAAAAACTATGGGGAAAACTAAATCAAAGATTAAGAAGAAAAAGCGCCGGCTGCAGCAAAAAGCAGAATCAAATGGAACAGCAAAAAAGAAGAAATAAAAAGCCGGATTCCTCCGGCTACATACTGATCATTCGCATTTTTAGTATATCACAAGGGGGAATCGCGGTCATGGCACTTTTTGACGTTTCTAAATACGAAATGCCTGCTAAAGAAAATGTTGATATGGAAAGAACTAAGTATAATGTAGGAGTATTTTTAAGTGAATACTTAGCATCGAGAAGTAGAACGGGACAGCCAAGAGAACCTAAAATCACTTCGAGTTTTTCCCTTGTGCCGCCTTCTCATTCTTCTGTGAACCATCCAGAGGCGGAGCAACTATTAATTCAAAACGAGACAGCTCAAGAAGAGTTCATCTATCTTCATAAACTATTTATTCAAGGTTTTTCAGCAGTTCAGCATCCATTTAAGCCGGATATAACCAAACGCCGAAAACAAATTTTTTACGATCGATACATTCATGGTTATTCTGTTAATTTCACCGCAGACCGTTGCCATGTTAGCGAAGAGCTAGTTAAACAAGAATCAAGTGTGATATTGATTCAGTTCGCTTCTGCATTGGAATTAATAAGGTTTAAATAATACACGTAAACTACCTTTTTTATACCTCTTTTTTACCTGCTGTCTACCTATTTTAAGAGTTATTATGATAGTGTCGAAAAGTTAAGAGAGAAACTTTAGATAAATAGAAACCAACGAAAAATATTGACATTTTGTTCTGAAAAGACTACTCTCCATTTATAGAAATAATCAGAGGGAGAGGCTCACTTATGAATGATTATCCTTATCGTTTTGAGGTTTTGCTAAGGGGTGCGTTGAATGCCCCGATGCGAGGACAGTATTATGGCATTGATGCTGATGGAGGACATGATACTGAAGGGATTTGGAACATGGCTTGGGCTGCTTTAACAGCTGTGCAGTTTGCGCAACCTGAAAAAGAATCAGAAATCAAAGCAGTACTCGATGAATATTATGATCTGTGCTCAGATAATAAACGTATGAGTGATTGGGATGTTGACCGAATGCAAGAATTCTATGATAGAATAGAAAAAATTATACGTTAGAACAGAGAAAGGGGCCCTATTATTAGGGCTCTTTTTTTACGTGTCGGGAGGTGATTATTTGAGTAAAAAAAAGGCAGATTTGGAAGTCTTTTATAGTTTAACTAGAAAACAACAAAAAGCCATTACTATGCTGTTTGAAGGCAAACACAAACAAAAAAAAATTGCCTTAGAAATTTCCGTTGCTGATTCAACTATTACAAAGTGGAAAAAGAACGAAAAATTTCGTAAAGCTCAAGACGAATATAATCACTTTATGTTGAGGGAATATTCAAGTGCAGCTGTTCAGACTATGCATAATCTTTTGGAAGCTAAATCCGAGATGGTTCGATTCAACGCAGCAAAAGATATTCTTGATCGTACTGGCATTATTTCTGAAACGGATCTCCAACTCGCTCAAATCGATAAGCTCAAGGCTGAGACTGAAGAACTTCGCGGATCGAACAAAGGCAACGAAGACGCAAACAACTGGTCTGAACTCGTTGCTGAAGCAGAAAAAGAATTAGGTGATCACAATGAATAGGTCAGCTATGAAACGCCTTATTCTTATTTGGCGTGAAAATCCTGTGATCTTTGCCAAGCAAGCTCTTGGCTTTGTTCCAGACGAGTGGCAAAGCGGGGCTTTAAATGATATCCGTGATTATGATCAAGTAGCAATTAGATCCGGACAAGGTGTTGGTAAAACATCTGTTGAAGCGGTCATTATCCTATGGTTTCTCGTGTGTTTTGGCAATGCTAAGGTAATTTGTACCGCACCAACTAAACAGCAGTTAAATGAGGTTCTGTGGGCGGAGGTCGCAAAGTGGTTAGTTGATTCAAAGATCAAGAACATTCTAAAATGGACAAAGACTAAAGTTTATATGATCGGTAGTGAACAGCGATGGTTTGCTACTGCCAAGACGGCTACACGTCCTGAAAACATGCAAGGATTCCACGAGGACAACATGCTATTCGTAGTTGACGAAGCGTCAGGGATTGACGATCGGATAATGGAGGCGATACTTGGAACGTTATCCGGTGAAAACAACAAAATAATTATGATGGCTAATCCTACTAAAACTAGTGGGATTTTTTTTGATGCCTTTCACAAGGATCGCGCCGATTGGGTGAATAGAAAAGTATCTTCTCTTGATTCGTCTCGCACCAACAAAAAGAATATTGAGCGGTTAATTCGTAGGTATGGTAAAGATTCTGATGTTGTTCGAGTTCGTGTGGATGGCGATTTCCCTCTTGGAGAGCCAAATGCTTGGATATCTCTTACTGCAGTCGAGGCAGCGATCAATAGAGAGCTACCAGAAAACTATGAAGCTATTGATCTAAGTCGTAATCTTTATGACATTCCAAGTCATGCACCAATTGATATAGGGCTTGACGTCGCTCGATTTGGCGATGATGAAACTGTGATGGCTTCAAGAATCGGGGCTATTTGTCTTAAACTGAAAAGCTTTCAAGGCCAAGACTTGATGAAAACGGTCGGACTCGCAATAAAAGAATCGAATAGGTTGCATGAGCTTTATCCAAATCATCAAATAAGAATCAAGCTTGATGATACTGGTGTTGGTGGTGGTGTTACTGATAGGCTTAGGGAAATTGTTTATGAAGATGATTTGGAATGGTTGACTATCCATCCGATCAATTTTGCTAGTAAAGGGAATAAGGATTATGACGGTATTATCTCGATGATGTACGGCAAGTTTAAAGAAGATTATTTAGAGACAATTATATTACCCAACGATGACGATCTGATGGCTCAATTGTCGATTCGTCGTTACTCAATGACTTCCAAAGGGAAAGTATTGATTGAGCGAAAAAAAGAAATGAAAAAAAGGGGATTGCCTTCTCCCGATAGAGCAGAAGCTGTCGTGATGGCATTCTATGAACCGCCAGTTGTTGGTGTTCAATTCATGAAAGGAGGAATTTGATGAAAGATGAATTTTTCGATCCACCAAAGGTTATGACTTGCGATCCTTCAAAAGAGATCGATAGTGCTTTACTTGCTTATTACATTAGCAAGCACAAAGCAGAAATTAGCCGTTATGAGATGCTTTGGAAGATGTATCGTGGTCGCCATGCGATTGTTGATGCAGAAGAAAAAGACTCATACAAGCCTGATAATCGAATTGTGGCCAACTTTGCACGTTACGTTGTAGAGACATTTAACGGTTACTTTATGGGGAAACCTGTTACTGTTTCACACGAAGATCCAGAATTGTCTAAGCAGGTGAATAGGTTAATGAAATTAAATGATCAAGACGATAATAATGCAGAACTGTCGAAGCTTGTTCGAATTTATGGTCGTGCATATGAATTTCTTTATCAAAATGAAAATACGGAAACTTGTATCACTTATAATTCACCTCTCGATATGTTTATGGTGTACGACGACACAATTGCACAACGTCCTTTTTTTGCCGTTCGTTACTATCTCAATGAGGATAACAGACTTCAAGGCGAGATTTATACGAGTGATAAAGTTTATGATTTTATCCAGGGAGAGAAAGGTTATCAGATTATCAATGATCATCCACATTATTACCAAGATGTTCCAGTGATTGAATATGTGAATAATGATGAAAGGCAAGGCATCTTTGAACCAGTCATTTCGATGATCAATGCTTTTAATAAAGCCTTATCTGAAAAAGCGAACGACGTCGATTATTTTGCCGATGCTTATTTAGCTATTTTGGGAGTTCAACTTGATAAAGATGGCCTGCAAAAAATTCGAGATAACCGAATAATTAATTTTTTTGGTACTGACGATGCAGAGCAAATTAAAAATATCGTTGTTGAATTTCTTCAAAAGCCTGATGGAGACAGTTCACAAGAACACTTGCTTGATCGATTGGAAAAGTTGATCTATCAGATGGCTATGGTTACCAACTTAAATAGTGAATCGTTCGGTAATGCTTCTGGCGTAGGCCTCCTTTTTAAACTCCAGGAAATGGAAAACTTAGCTCTTGCTGCAGAAAGGAAGTTCACTAGTGGAATGAATCGACGTTTTAAGATGCTTTTCCGCTTACCTACTAACGTACCCTCAAGTCAGTCAGAGGAATGGTTCAATTTAGAATTTACTTTTCATAGAAATATTCCAAAAGATGTACTTTCGGAAATCCAAGCAGCACAAGAAGCTGCAGGTCTATTACCGTTGGAAGATCGCGTTTCAATGGTTTCTACTGTTAAAGACCCGAAAGCGACTGCGGAGCAAATGAAAGAAGAATCTGGCGGGGCCGTAACTGATAATTTTAGTCGAATTGATAGGAGTTGATTAGATGGCTCGATCTGATCAATATTGGCTGAAGCGTCAAGAACTGCTTCTTTCTGGCCTTGATAAAAGAGATGCAGCTTTTACCAAGAAACTCTTAAAAGAATACGACTCTCTTTTAAGCGATCTTCAAAAAGAGATCGCTTATTACTATCAGGCTTATGGGAATGATGACATTCTCGAATATCGAACTCTAATGTCACAAATGTCTGCAGCAGATCGTGAGTCAGTATTTAAAAATTTTGACGATTTTGTAAGTAAACATCCTGAATATTCCAAACTACTGCCGGTCAGACAGAACATTTATAAACTGAATAGACTTGAAGGACTAGAAATGTCGATTCGGATTAAAGTAGCGGAACTTGGAGCTATTGAGGACTCTATGATGAAAGAATATCTTTCTTCATCCTATGAGTTTGGTTACATGTCCACTATGAAGAATTTGGAACACACGTCTAGCTTTTTTAGTATCAATAATTCGCTATTAAAACAGGCTTTAGATAATAAATGGTTCAATGAAAAGAACTATTCAGATCGTATTTGGGATAACAAAGACACTTTAAGAAATTGGATCACAAACGATTTGAAAAATGGACTTGTTTCCGGAGTCAACTATGACGATCTCGTTAAAAGTCTGTTGCGTAGAATGGACGTTGGGAAATTCTATGCAAAGCGTCTCGTTTGGACTGAGTCGGCCTTCTTTACGAACCAAGCGAATGCGGATGCTTTTATGCGAGAGGGTATTAAGAAGTATCGTTTTTCAGCAATAATGGATAATAGAACATCCACTATATGCCAAACCTTAAATGAAGAGGTCTTTGAGTTCAAAGACTATTCTCCTGGCCTGAATGCTCCGCCAATGCACAGCTTTTGCAGATCGACTGTAGTTCCAATTGAAAATAATGAACGGGGGTAATCATTTGGACTTCAAACAAGCGAAAAGAAAAAAAGAGCGTGGTCAAACTAACGAAGAATTTTTAGCATGGGTGTTTGAAGAAGCCAAGGATTTTGAACAAATATGTGTTACTGTCCAATACCCATCCGGAAGCGTTGAAACATTCTTTAGTCAAGAAGGTAGTTTTCCGATAATCGGGATGATGGAAGTTGGTAAAACACAAATAATTGATGATATGCAGTCCTAAAAATAGGACTTTTTATTTTGCCCAGGCATGGAAGGCGTTAAAAGCTATGGAAGTGCAAGCATTGATCCACGTTAAAAGCTATGGAAGGAGAAACCACCATGTACAACAAAATGAATTTAATGTCTATGAGATTGCAATTTTTTGCCGAAGATAACGGTGCTGCGGGTGGCCAACAAAGCGCAGAAGGAACCGGCGAAGGAACAACGATTGAAGAATCGGAAGTAAATCTAGATAATCTTACAGATGATCAAATTCAGACATTAAAGGAAAAATACGGCTTTAAAGATAATACTGAGGTTGACTCTATCATCAAAGGCAAAAAATCTAAATGGCAAAAAGAACAAGAAGCTAAACAGAAAGAAGCCGAACGGCTCGCTAACATGAATGAAAACGAGAAGGCAGAGCATGAAAAGCAAAAATTGCTAGATCGAATTAGTGAGCTTGAGAAAAAAGACAATTTAGCGGCTATGTCTAAAGAAGCCTCTAAAATGCTTTCTGAGGCTTCAATTGCTGCGGATGAAGAAACACTTGACTTTGTTGTTAAAGAGACTGCAGAGGGAACGAAAGAAGCTGTAACAAAGTTTATTTCTTTAGTCGATAAAACTGCTGAAATAAAAATGAAACAAGCGTTAACTGGAAAATCTCCACAAGTAAATCTGACGCCAGGGAAACAATTAACTAAAAAAGAAATCATGGAAATTAAAAATCCGGCAGAGCGTCAAAAAGCAATTAAAGAAAACATTCATCTTTTTAGATAATTAGGAGGAATCATACATGAAAAACATGTCCAAAACAAATAAAGAACGTTTAATGGAAATGAACCTGCAGACTTTCGCTGCGGAAGATGGTTTAACAGTGGCTAATGATCTTGGAGAAGTTCGCTCCATTGATTTTGTAAATCTATTTGGATATTCAATTGAGGAATTGCTGCAAGTTTTAGGTGTTACACGGCGCATGACTTTGACTGGTGATGAGAAGATTCAAACATACAAATATGAAACTACAATGGCAGCTGACAATGCGGTTGGTGAAGGCGAGTTAATTCCACTTTCTAAAGTTAAGAAAGTAAAAGGTCCTGCTTACCAAGTTCCGTTGCACAAATATCGTAAAGCAGTTTCTGCAGAATCTATTCGCCGTGTTGGTAGTGATGCTGCAATAAACGAAACTGACGAAAAAATCTTGGAAGAAATCCAAGAAGCTATCAAAGGTCAATTCTTTACTTACCTTGCTTCTAATCCAACAAAACAAGATGTTGAAGGATTCCAAGCTGCACTATCAATGGGATGGGCTAAGACAAAGGAGTTCTTTAAAGGGAACGTGTCAATTATTTCAATGGTTAACGCGACCGATGTTGCAAAATATTTAGGTCAAGCACCCATTCAATCAGGACCATCGACAGCATACGGTTTTACCTTGCTAACTGGATTCTTGAGTCAAACTGTTTTAGTATTCGACAATATCCCACAGGGTAAAATTTACACTACTGCAGTAAATAATATTGTTTTGGCCAACGCAGATGTTTCAAGTTCTGATTTTGCAGCAGAGTTTGAATTAACCACTGATCAAACTGGTTTGATCGGAGTTACTCATGACACTGTTAAGAACAATTTAACAAAAGAAACGATCGCTGTTGAAGGTGTTCAGCTGTTTGCTGAAATTCAAAACGGCGTTATCGAAACTACGATTACAGAACCAGTAACAGGTGGAACTGGTGGCGGAGAAGGCTAGGAGTGATCAATGTGGGAAGCGAAACTAAGGAACCGAAAGAAACGATTGTTGAACGAGTAGGAATTCGTGAACCAAAATTGAAAGAACAGCTTGAGCTAGTATCTGAGTATACAGAAACAGCAATAGATAGAATTAAATTGTATGCAGGCCTTGCGGAATTTCCCGAGGCCTTTAATTCTATCGCTGTTGATGTGGTTCTAGCTATGTATCGACGTAAATATCATGAAGGCATAACCAGTGAAGGCGTGGATGTTATGAGTGTCACTTTCGTGAATGGACTGCTTAGCGAGTATGACAGGGAGTTTTCCAATTACAAAAAGACATTAGATCAAGAAGACGACAGCCAAACTGGAAAGCTGGTGTTCATGTGAATCTTTACCCGATCGAATTATTTGAAAATAAAAAAATCGGACAGGATAAACTTCATAATCCAATCTATGAGCTAAGTTCTTTTTTTGTAGGTGAGGGTCGTAAATCCATCTGGACGGCAACTGAAATTTCACTAGACAATCGTATCGTTTCCAAACAGCTCCAAAAGGCAGTAACTACACTGTGTCGTAGTAGATTGGAACAAGCTGTCTGTCTTGAGTTGAATGGTGATCAATATTCAATCGAGGAAATCAAAGGTGAAGACGATGATCGTTGGAGAATCGTTTATTTAAAATCATACGGGAAGTGATTAAATGGCTTCTGAATTTATGATTCGCTTTTACGGTATTGAAGCATTGGAAGCTGAGATGATCAGGAAGGGCAATGCTGATTTTGTAGGAGTTCAAAGAAAACAGTTAAGAGATATCTACACTCGTGGCCAAGATCAGTATTATCAAAATGGAGCTGTTCCGGCATCCGGTGGAACACCTTATGATCAAGGGGAATTGCGAATTTCCATGTCTTATACTGGAGATGAAACAGGATACAGTAAAGACTATGGACCACATGTTGAGTTTGGTCATATGACACGAGGTGGTGGCAGTTTTGTACCAGGACAATACTTCTTGAAGAAAAACGTTGATACCCAAAAAGAAACGTACAAAGCTGACATGATTAACGAATTAAGGAAGTGATAGCGTGATTCAACAATTATCATTCGTCGACGTTCTAGCGGGAGTCATTGATCTTTTGGAAAAGAATATCGATGATATACCGGTCTTTGATCATTTCGAAAAGAATCAAAATCGGCCATTTATACACGCTGAGATTGTCGGACTAGATCCTGTTCCATCGAAAACGATGTGGAAGGATAAATTTCAAATTTATATTCATGGATGGGCTGATGGAAAACAATCCTCTCAGCCCATTTTTGATGTGGTCGACAAAATAAGATCTGCAATGACAGAGGAGGTTCAACTACCAGAAGGCTATGATCTTTTGTTACAAAAGCCAGAAGGAGCTCAACGAATCCTCGATGACGAAGACAAAACAAAACATGCAGTAATGGGTTATTCATTGACCATTACATATGGATTCAAATATAAAATTTAGGAGGGCGTAAATATGCCAGAAGTAACAGGATTCGAAAATCAATTGTATTGTGATTTCTCACAATCAGCAACAAAAGCAGTAGCTGGTAAGAACATCTTACTAGCTATTTTTAATATGACTGGTGATAAGTTACTGGCAATTGCCGGACAACAAGGACTGACTATTAACCGTTCAAAAGACTCGATCGAGATTACATCTAAAGATACTAAAGGTGGATGGAAATCTAAAATTGGCGGTATGAAAGAATGGTCGATTGATAATGATGGATTGTATGTTCGAGATGACGAGTCTCATAAAGTCTTAGGTCAATACTTTGATGGCGATGATCCGGTCTGCATTAAAGTTTTAGACATGCAATCAAAAACAGGGATGTTCGGTGGTCTAGCGATCGTAACGGACTATTCTTTAGAAGCTCCATATGATGACGCAATGACATATTCAATTAAATTAGATGGTATGGGAGCTTTAGTTGATTTGTCGGATTCAGAAGCTAATCAAATGCCGGAAGGAACAGCATCGATCAAACTAAATAAGACTACTGCTTCAATCGTTGTTGATGCTAATGAGTCATTAATCGCGACGGTACAACCGTCAACCGATACTGTTTCATGGAAGACATCTGATGTAACGGTAGCCACTGTTGACAATACAGGTAAGGTGACAGGTAAAAAAGTGGGAAATGCGATTATAACTGCTACCTCGACCTCAAAAGAAGTGGCAACTTGTTTAGTAACTATCACAGCATCTTAGGAGGAAATCATAAATGAATGAAGAAACAGCCAGTTTATTAGAAGAACAAGAATTAGAAGAGGGGCAATTTGAAGTTGATGGCGTAATTTATGAATTACGTTACAACACTCAAAAAATTAAAACGATTGAATTAGTCACTAAGAAAAGTATTAGTGCTGAAGTTGTTCAGAATAATGGCGTTTTATCTCTACAAATGATGGAAGCTTTATTCTCTTTTGGTTTAGTTGAATCAAAAGACCTGAAAGCTGTTAAGCAAAAGAAAGCTGCAGAGATGTTCGAACCCTTTATTCAAGAAAATGGAGCGTTGACAGTAAACAATTTTATTATTGAGAAGCTGCAAAAAGATGCAGGTTTTTTATTCCGTTAGACCTCATTAGTTATGAATATTGGGGTAACGGAAACGATCCAACTCCTGAAGAAAAAAGAAAAACAGAATTAGCCAAGCCATTTTCAAATGAAATGGACTTGGCTTTTTTTGTTGTCAATTTTGGGTATTCGAAATCCGAGTATCAAGAACTGACAGAAGCTGAAAAGCTATTTATTCGTAAGGAACATGAAAAGAAATCAATTAATGATACTACATACATTCGAGATGCAGTATTTAACGCTGTGACGAACGCACTACGTAAAAAAGGTTCACGTTTTCAAGAACTCTTTAAGAAACGGCCAGCGAGAGCAGACAAAGAATTTAACCAAGAAGCTATGTCTGTTGTTCTTGAAGTTGAAGAACGGGATGGCAAGTCTTGGGTGGACAAAATTTATCAAGCCAATGGGATCAAAACTCCCAAACGTGGAGGTGGTTAGATGGCAGATTATACATTAAGCGCTCGTGTAACCGGTGATGCTTCGAGTTTTAACAAAATGATTGACGGAGCTAAATCCAAACTAGATACCCTTTCCAGCAAGGTTTCCAGTGCGGGATCATCAATTTCAGGTTTTGGAGCCAAAACGGCTGCATTAGGAGCTGGTATGACTGCCGCAATCACCATGCCATTTGCTAAGGCAGTTAAATCTACTGCAGATTTTGAACAATCAATGAATAAAGCCGCTTTGATTGCTGACGGATCAAGAGAAAATCTTGACAAAATGAAACAGTCCGCTTTACAGTTAGCTGCTGATTTCCCTGTAAATGCTCAGGAAGTTGCAGACGCAATGCAAGAAATGGCCGCAAAAGGTTATGACAGTAACCAGATTATAGATATGATGCCTGGTGTTTTGTCAGCAGCAGCAGCTTCGGGAGAAGACTTGGCAGTTGTATCTGATACGGTTTCGTCCGCTTTGAACGGCTTCGGTTTGGAAGCAAAAGATGCAAGCAAGGTCGCTGATCTATTAACAGGGACTGCCAATGCTTCTGCAGCCGGTGTTGCTGACATGGGTAACGTGTTCAAATATGCCGCTCCTGCAGCACATAACTTAGGTATTAGCATGGAAGATCTTGCGACGGTATCAGGAATTATGATGAATAAAGGGCTGGAAGCCTCTCAAGTTGGTACAACAATGCGGATGGGCTTACAGCGGTTAGTAAAACCAACAAAAGCCTCGGCTGAAGCAATGGAGGGCTTAGGATTTTCTGCTGTTGACAGCAACGGAAAGTTCAAAGATTTACGAACAATCATTGGTGAATTAAATTCATCATTAGAAGGTTACACCCCTGCGCAAAAGACAGCTGCATTGGCAACAATCTTCGGCACAGAAGCAGCTTCAGGTATGGCAATGCTATTGGCAGAAGGTGTAGACGGATACGACAAGATGAGCGCGTCAATAGAAAAAAATAGTGATGCCTCTAAGACAGCTGCCGAAATGCAAAAGACTCTTTCTGCCGCTGCAGAAACAATGATGGGGTCAATTGACGCTTTAGTAATGTCCATCATGGGAACTCAAACACCAGCTCTAGCAGAACTTGCAAAAAAAGTGGGAGACGTGACAGATAAATTTAACCAGATGCCTGACAGTATGAAATCAACAATAGCTCAAGGAGCCGCCCTTTTAGCGGTATTAGGGCCAGTATTAGTTATTGTTGGAACTATGATTATGGGTCTTGGTGGACTTGTATCAGCATTTGGATTTTTAATCAGTCCCATAGGATTAGTAATAGGTGCTGTTGTAGCTTTAGGAGCAGCCTTTGTCGCAGCAATGATCAAGAACGAGTCATTTAGAGAGAAAGTTCTGCAGGTTTTCCAAAGTGTTAAAGCAACTGTTTCTAGTTTTATTTCAGAAGTTGTTCCCAAACTTCAATCATTTGCCAGTATTGTTGGTGATAAATTAGGAGCTGTTTTTGAGAAAGCAAAACCGATGCTACAATCCGGAATCGAATCAATCAAAGGGATATTTAATTCTTTGGGAGGATTGCTTGGACCAGTAATCAGTAAAACCCAGCCGCAAGTCGGAGTGTTTATAGCCTTATTTGCTGGAATAGCAACAAAGCTAAGTGGACCATTACTGACAGTTGGAAAAGTGCTTGTCTCAGCATTCACTGGTGCAATGCCGGTTCTAACTTCTGTAGTAGGTACTGCATCAGGAATCGTTGGTAAGTTGGTTGGTGTTTTTGCAAGACTATCAACAGGCGCTTTGCCAGTATCCGGAATTCTTAGAGGGGTAGCAACGGCTGTAGGCGGATTATTTTCGCCTGTTGGGATTGTTGTAGCTGTGCTTGTTGGTCTAATTGCTACTTTTGTTCAACTAATGGCTACCAGCAGCTCCTTTAGGTCGTCAGTTGTAAGTATGATTCAGTCAGTTGTAGCTGCTTTTGTTCCGGCAATCACGGCAATCAAAACGGCTATCACTCAAGTAGTTAGCACTGTGGTGCCAGTAATCACAAGTTTGATTTCACAGTTATTACCAGTATTTCAACAAATAATACAAGTAGTTATGCAACTTGTAGCTGCAATAGCTCCGTTGATAGCTTCTCTAGTTACCCAATTAGCGCCAGTAATCGCAAATATAATCACTGCATTAATGAATATCGTATCTTCTGTAGCGCCAGTTATTATTTCAATCATCCAAGCAATAATTACAACGATACAAGCGATGCTTCCCATCATAACAAGCATCATTGGAGTAGTAGTGAATGTAGTTACGATTGTTATTTCAACAATTGGAACTATAATAACGGTAGTTGCTAACGTGATCGCTTCAATTATGGGGATTATTGGCCCTATTGTTACTTTTGTAGCAGGAATCATGAGTTCGATGATGGCCGCTATTTCACCTATTGTCGCTTTTGTAGCTGGTATTTTTAATACAGTAGTCTCGGCGATTTCAGGATCATGGAACATGGTCATGGATATTACATCAACTATATTCAATTCCATAGGTGGGGTAATAGGTGGAATAGGTGGAGTTGTGTCTGCAGCGTTTAACTCTGTTGCCGGTATAGTTAGTGAGGTTATGAATGGTATTGGGCAAACAGTAACAGATATTTTTGATGGGATTCAAAATGCTTGGAACGGATTAACAGCTTTTGTAAGTGGAGTTTTTGATGGTGTTGGCTCGGCTGTCAGCGAGTTAGTTTCCTCAGTTAAGGGATTTGTTAATGATGTAATTGGTGGAATTAATGGAGCTGTTGATGTTATCAATAAGATACCAGGGGTTTCGATTGGAGCGATTCCATATTTGCAATCAGGCACTACTTCTTTCCAAGGTGGATTTGCTCGAATGAATGAAGGTGGACGCGGAGAAATGGTTGTACTTCCTTCAGGGTCACAAGTAATCCCTCATGATGCATCGATGAAATATGCGAAAGAGGCTGCCAAACGGAATGCAAATACAAATGATTACGATGGTAATGAATCAGTAATATATGATTACCGTGGAATGAATGATGGTGCTATGTTTGTTGTCAGAGAAGAAGCTGATATAGATAAAATCGCACTAGCTTTACAAAAACGTCAAGAGAGAGCTGACGGGCGGAGGGGGATACGGAAGTGACAGAAAATATTTCTCCATTAATGGAACTTCAATTAACCTCACCTTTAGAAGGAATGCCTACTGAAGCAATGAACATCGGTGGGAAATTTTTAGAAGACATTGTTCCCGGTTATCGGACGTTAAATGTTCAAGGACGGGAGCTTTTTGAAACAAATAACGAATACTCTCAATTAGGAATTCGCGATGGCGAACGACACATTTATAATAGAATTCCTGCTAGAGAGATCATCGTTCAGTATTATTTAAAAGCCGAAGATGATGCTTCGTTTAGAGATAGGTTTAATAAGCTAAATGTTGCATTATTTACGGAAAAAGAAGTGCCAATTTGGTTCAATGATGAACCAGAAATGCTTTTTGAAGGAACAAAAGCCACAATTGATAAAGTTGAACCAGGAGTGAACTGGTGTATAAGTAGTTTCACAATAAAATGTGGAGATCCTTATAAATACACCAAATCAGATGCCACTAGTGTCATGTGGGGTTCCGAGATCATTACATTCCAAGCAAACTATCTTTTAGGCAATACTGGTTCTGGTGCAGTAAATATGGCAGTCCGTTTCGAAGGTGGGGCTTACTGGGGTTCGGATATTATTACTTGGCAACACCAAGGATACTTAATGGGCGATACAGGGAAAGAGGCCCAGCCATTTGAGATATATCCAACAGTTGAGGGGCTTAAAGTGAAACCTTCAATCACGATTGAGGGGATGGGACGTGATGTTCAGATTCGAACTCGAAGTGACACGATCAATTTAGGCGACTTTGATAATGCAACAATTGAGATCGATACTCAAACTTTCAATATTACTAAAAACGATAAGCCAATGATACGGCCAATGAATGACTTTTATATCTATCCTTCAGAACCACTTTATGTTTCAGGAAGAGATGGCGATTTTAGATTAACAATTAAATATTCGAATAGGTATTTGTAGGAGGCGATGCCATGCTAATGACAATGAATCTAAGCAGAGAATATACGGCTATCCTCGAAAATGCTTATGATGTCAGTTATGAAAAAATAGAAAATGAAATAGGATCGATTGAATTTTCTATGCCACTTTACGATACTAAAAATTCTATGATTGAAGCTTTACAATATGTTGAATTGACCGATAACGAGAATGAATACATCGGTTTGTATCGTATTATGCCTTCTTTGGTGAAAAAGGATAAAAGCAATTACTCAATAAAATATACAGCGACGCATGTTTTAGGGACGCTATTAGACAGCGTTCTTTTCGGTTATTTTGAAATTACAAATAAGAAAACAGTCGATGTGATTAATTTTGTGTTGAATCAGCAGAAAACAAAACATTGGATTCTGAAACGATGTGATTTTACTAGATATTTTTCTTACGCATGGGAAAACGAAAATGGATTAGCGGATGCCTTATTTTCAATTCCTAAGGCTTTTGATGAAGATTATTTGTGGGAATGGAACACAAAGGTTTATCCATTTGAACTATCACTTGTTAAACCTCCAACTGAACCAGTTTGCCGAATTCAAGAGGGTTATAACATGGAAGGGTTTGAAATAGATATTGATCCGAACAATCTTGTTAATCGTGTGTATCCTCTCGGTGCTGGAGAAGGCGTAAACCAAATTAACATAAAGTCTGTAAATAATAATGTTCCATATGTTGAAGACAAAGAATCGATAAAGAAATATGGATTAATCGAATATGTTTGGGTCGATCAACGTTTTACCATTGCGCAAGCGTTGAAAGACAATGCTTTAAATATGTTGAAAAAATGGTCGATTCCAAAAGTTTCTTGGAAAGTAAAGGCTGCCGATTTAATCAAGCTGACTGATTCACCGCTTGATATTGATAAGTTGCGACAAGGAACTGTCGTTATGATCAATACAAACGAGTACGGGTCTTTTAACTTGCGGATAAAGAAGGAGTCTAAATCAGATGTATTTGGAGCGCCGCAGGAACTTGAGTTAGAACTTGGCAACTTGAAGGATGACATCAACACAACAATGTCTGATCTTGGTCGCAAGCAACAAATCAATGAAACGTATTCTCAAGGTGCAACAAACATCTTGAATTATTCATACCAAGATAATTGCGAAGCAGCATATCCAGCTGAAATCGAATTCTATTTGGATGATGATGTTTTCCATGTGAATACAGTTGAACTTACATTTAAAACAAAACGTTATCGCGGGTACACAAAAGCTGTAAAAGGCGGAGGAGCGAAAACAATTACGAGTGAGGCCGGTGGCCAATCAACGCAGACCAGTAGTGCAGGTGGCGGTTCCGTTCGCTCAACTTCAGCTGGTGGAAGTTCCGTTCGGTCGACAACAAGCGGAGGTGGTTCATATCAAGGCGGTAGTACACAAGGCGGTGGTGGCACCTCACAGTCATCCGCTGCCGGTGGAGATCATAATCATACGGTAATGAGGTACCTTGGAGATGTTGGGAAAGATGAAACAGTAGGAACTGCACGGATGTATCAACCGCTGGGAAGCAATTTCCGGGTGATTCTTAAATCAGCCTCTATGCCAGGTGATATAGTAACGGCAGGATCGTCTGGGAATCACTCGCATAATGTGAATATTCCTAATCACTCGCATGGATTCAACATAAATATTCCAGCACACACGCATAATGTATCAATACCGTCGCACACACATAGTGTAAACATACCGAATCATACACATACGGTGCAAATTCCTGCTCATAAGCACAATGTGGTTTTGCCAGAGCATACACATCCTCTTGAATGGGGAATTTTCCAAGCTAGTAGTTCAGCTTCCAGAGTGGACATCATAGTAGACGGTACAACGTTGCCAAATCATGAAACGAGCCAGAGTCGCTTGAATATTGTGAACTACTTAAAAAAAACATCAAGTGGAAAAATTCAGCGCGGGAATCATACGATCCAGATCAAACCAAATGGATTAGCTCGTATTGAAGCACAAGTAACTTGTCGAGTTTTTATCCAATCACAATTAGGAGGACAGTTCTAATGAAAATTAGAGTAAAAAAAATCAATGGTGAGGAGTTCACCACAGAAACAGAAAAAACAATCGAAGAATTATTTAAAGAGCTATCCAACAACATGGAAAGTTCTTTTATTTTGCTTGGTGATCGTATTGAGCAAAAAATGACGATCGAATCTATTTCAAAAGCATAGGGGGGATTAACTTGGCAGTAGATCATATTCAAGAAACCGACACCCTAAATGCGGGGCGTGTGAAAATAAATCAGGCAATCGATTTGTCTAATAGTTCCTCAAATAAAGTTGATCAATTCGGTGTTGATCTTGATCAAGGGATTAAAGATGCAAAAAAGATTGCCACCGATGCTGGACAGGCTGCAAAGACAACAGCAGATACAGCGGCAACAGAAGCAAAACAAGTGGCATCTGCTGCCGCAACAGAAGCGAAAACAATAGCTACAACCGCAGGGACCGAAGCAAAAACTATCGCGGAGAACGCTGGTAAAGAAGCAAATAAAAAAGCCGATCAAGCTATCGCAGACTCGAAAACGGCAGTTGACAACTCAAATCAGGCAATCGGACGAGCGAATCAAAATAAGCAGGAGTTTGATGCGCTACAGAATGAATTTGATGATTTAGTAGCGCAATCAGGCGATAGTACACCTGAAATTGTCCAAGCAAGGACTGACAGCCAAGGCGTTAAGCAAAGTACGTTACAAAATCGTCTGACGTCTGACTTTGCTATTCGCTTAACTAATGCAGATGCAATCAAGCTATTTAGCGGCCCAGTTAATGTTCCAAAAATGATGGATCTTTCCGGAAAAGTTGCAGGGAATACAGTAGCCAATCCTCATGTTATTTATACAGACTATACCGCTACAAGCTTAAAAAAACCATCAGCGACGTGGACAGAGATTTCTCAAGACAATTATAACAAACTCGTCGGTCGTGATGATCAGGGTGTTTCACTTGGTTCAAGCCAGGGAAGCGTCATTCCTCAACAGTTAGGTAGATTTGATACAGTAAAAGCCATTGAACAATTGGCTCCTCGAATTTTTGAGGGAATGAGTAATGAAGATAAGGTCCAATATATCAAAGATAATTTTATTTCTTTCTCGGTGACGACGAGAGCCAAAGCTTCCTCTCCGAACAATAAAAATTTAAAAGTTGGAGTGTTTATCGAATCGGCTGATGCATACACAACAAAAATACAAGGTGATGCTTCAGAGTTTACGGACTTTACCACTGAGATCAATGATAAAAATTATATTGATTCAAATGGGATTATTAATGTACTTTCCTACACAGATAGTTCAAACGGAGTTACTGCATCCAGTCTAAACACTGATTATATTGGTGTCCAACTTATGGTTTCGCTAAACCCGTTGACAGTTTTAAACAAAGCTGGATTTGCAGATGAATCAGACTTGGCCTTAAAGGTCGATTTAGAAGAGTTTCAAGAGTTTTCCGAGAGGAAAGATAATCCTCATGCTGTTACAGCTTCCCAAGTTGGAGCATATTCAACAGAGGATGCAGATGGAATATTTCTGACCCAAACGGTTGCTAGTGATGAGTACGCGAAGAAAACGGAACTAACAAAAGACAAGGTTGGTTTAGGTTCCGTTGATAATTATTCCACCGCTACCCAAGTGTCCGCAGAAAAAGGCGAATCAAACACGGAGTTCATGACGCCATTCACTACAAAAAAATTCTATCTTAATGAAACAAAGGTACGCCGTCAGAAATGGGATGAAGGATTAAACTGGATTGCTCACCGAGGGAATAATACCGAGTATCCAGAAAACTCTTTGCCTGCATTTCAACAAGCCAAGAGACATTGGGGAATTGAAACGGATATTCAAGTGACTAGCGATGGTAAGTGGGTGGTCATGCATGATTCTACTGTTGATCGGACAACTAATGGAACGGGATCTGTGTCATCATTTACGCTCGCTCAATTTAGGGCATTGCGAATTGATACAGGAGCAAACTTAGCTGGGTTATCAGATGCAGAGAAAATACCGCCAACTTTAGAAGAGTATCTTCTTATTTGTAAACAGTTGAATAAAGTGCCGATTATTGAGATAAAGTCGTTTGCCTATACCACTGCAAATTACACTTTGCTGAAAGATACTTTAAATCTTTTTGGTTATGATGAAACGAATTGCGTGATTGGTTCTTTTGATTATGCGGTATTAGGTAATATTAGAGCCATCTATCCGAATATGGAACTACACTATTTTGTCGATTCGATCAGCACGACGATTATCAATCAGTTAACAACATTAGGTATTCCGGCTGTTTGTAGTTGCGCATATGGCCATGCATCTGTCACATCTGCAAATGTGAAGTTGATTCATTCTGCCGGCTTGAAAGTCGGAGTATGGACGGTTTCTGATGCTAGCTTTGATGCCATGATCAAACTTGGCGTTGATTATATCACTACTAATTCTCTTTCGGGAAATTTACGGTATGCTAAATTGTCATACCAAAATGGGTTCATAGATAATCAAGGTGTTGCAGAAGCAACTTATGTTGAGGAGTTAGGTGGTAGCGCCGTACATGTGAATTTTAACGTGGAAAATGGAGTCAATACACAAAATAGCCCGATTGCTTTATTCCCGTCGTGGGCGATTCCAATCAAGCGCCAGTATTCTCAATGTTCAATTAGAACATCTAGCGGTGTCGCGTTAGGGTCATTCGATATAAACGCGCGAACGAATCCGAGCGGTGTTACCGCTGGATCAATCGCAGTCGGTCTGAGTTGGTCAAGTAGAACATCATGGGCGGCAGGTTCGACGGTTTACAAAGTTTAGCACACTTCCGGGTGTGCTTTTTATATTGAGAGAGGAAGGGGAAGTCATGTGGGAATGGAACTTGAAGCTCAGGTAAAACAGCACGAAGATAAGCTAAAGCAACACGACAAAGAAATCAGTCGCTTAAATGACCTTTCAATAGAAATGCAAAAATCAATGAACGAAGGGCTTGCTCGTGTGGATGAATCAAATAGATTTTTGCGAGAACAAAATACGCGCCAATCGGAACAAAACGCTGAAATTTTGAGAGAGGTCCTAAATCGAAACAAAGAAGAAGAGGAGCACAAGCACGAACTACGTATGATTGATAAGACTAACATATGGAAACTAATCTTGGGAATTGGTGGTGGTGCTGGCGTTGTATTTGCATTCGTACTGGAATTGCTTAAATTTTTGAGGGGGTGAGAATAATGCAAAATAAGACGTTTGAAATTTTGAAATGGGTGGCCGCAATTGTCATTCCTGCGCTGGCGACATTTGTTGGTGTGGTAGGAAAGGCGGTTAATTGGGAGTACACCGATATCACGGTAATCATTATCACAGCGCTAGGCACTTTTTTGGGAACCGTTTTGGGGGTATCAAATCGAACATACAAGATGTTTTCAGCAGATGAATAGGAGAGAATACATGAAAAAGAAAATTATTGTAGGAGCTATTGCAGCTCTTTTTTTGTTGCCTTTTTTTCCGAGTAACGTACAAGCTGCGAAAGGTGATCAAGGCGTTGATTGGGCTGTATATCAAGGAGCACAAGGGAAATTTGGGTATGGCTCGGATAAATTTTCGATTAGTCAAATCGGTGGATACAATGCTGGTGGTTTGTACAATCAGTGGACTTATTCTAGTCAAGTAGCTTCGACGATCGCACAAGGTAAACGAGCGCATACCTATATTTGGTATGACACGTGGGGGAGTATGAGTATTGCAAAAACAACAATGGATTACTTTTTGCCTAAGATTCAAACGCCGAAAGGGTCAATCGTAGCGCTTGACTTTGAACATGGTGCTTCAAGCAACAAACAAGCCAATACAGAAACCATTTTGTATGGCATGCGGCGAATTAAACAAGCCGGTTACACTCCGATGTATTATTCGTATAAACCATTCACGCTTCAGTATGTGAACTATCAGCAAATTCTAGCGGAGTTCCCTAACTCGTTGTGGATGGCTGCCTATCCGAATTACAATGTAACGCCAAAACCTGTCTGGAGTGTTTTTCCGAGCATGGAAGGCGTAGCAATCTATCAGTTTACATCGACTTACGTTGCTGGCGGACTCGACGGTAATGTTGATTTAACAGGTATCACAGATAACGGCTACAACGGAGCTATCAAAGACGATGACGGCAAAGTTACTGTGAAGCCTGATACTGAAACGCCTGCGATTGATCAAGGTCAGCAAGCGAACGAAACGCCTAAGAATGACATCAAAGCTGGATTTAAAGTAAAAGTGAACTTCTCTGCTTCTACTTGGGCAACAGGCCAAGTGATTCCTCAATGGGTCAAAGGTAATAGTTACACCGTTAAGGAAGTAAGCGGAACGAAAGTATTGCTCGATGGCATCATGAGCTGGATCAATCGCAAGGATGTTGAAATCTTGCAAACAACCACTCAAACGCCAAGCACTACTACATCGACACATATTGTTCGTTCGGGTGAGACTCTATCAGGTATTGCTACTAAGTATGGGACAACATATCAAGCGTTAGCGAGCCTAAACGGACTAGCTAATCCGAATTACATTTATGTTGGTCAACAACTGAAGGTTTCGGGAACGGCTAGTGCATCAAGAGTTTATGTTGTCCTTTCCGGGGATAACTTATCAACGATCGCTCAAAAACTTGGGACGACTTATTCTAGCTTGGCTCAAAAAAATGGCATTGCGAATCCGAATCTGATTTATCCAGGGCAACGCTTAGCATACTAATAAACTAGACTTCAGCTTAATTGGATGCTCTGCACAAATGACCCGAAAGGCAACACGGTTGGCGGATACCAAGACTTCACAGAGACACGCTGGTATCACGACTTGTAAAATAATGTTTGCATCTAATTTTATTTATGAGTTATACTAACTAACGCTGGTGGCTGATACCAGTATTAGAGACATGCTGATCGACCACCCCCATGGTTGGTCAGCTTTTTGTTTTGGAACCTAAATGGTTGATATAAAACCAGTATACGAATACTATCTAAATAGGGATTCCTGATACAGCACCATTGAGAGAGAAACAGGATATGCTGTGGGGAAGTTCAGGAATCCCTAATTTATATTTTAACGCTTTGTATGCTTATGCACAAATGCTCATTCGTACCCTTAGCTCAGTTGGTTAGAGCAGACGGCTCATAACCGTCCGGTCGTAGGTTCGAATCCTACAGGGTACATAGAATGTAAGAATTTATGAAAACTGATTATAAAGATTTTTCACCAATTGACAGCGTAAGTTTTTTGTAGTTTAATTGTGTTACTGAGGAGCAACAAAAAGTGAGTAGCAGGTGTAAATATGTCAAATCAGGAACTATTTACTAAAGTAAGACTCTTTCTTCAAAATTTTAAAGAATGTGCTGAAAAAGGTAAAGTTGATTATAGAGAAGTTAATGCAAAAACGAGTAAATTCTTAAGGACTTTGGGTTTAAACTATGCATCAATGAATAGTTATATTCTTGATAATATTGAGGAAAAACACTATTTTCGGGGGCCATCAGATCATCATTTCTTGCCTAATAGAACTGTGACAGAGTTTGGGATGACTTGGAACGAAACTAAGCTTTATGTCAAATTGGAATTGATACTAGATGGAGATCAATTTATTGCAGGCTATTTGTCCTTTCATCCGCGAGAACAAGAAATTGAGCACTTTCCATTAGATGACAAAGGAGAGGTGATTTAGCATGTCTAAAATTATTAAGAGACTATCCAATGAGACTGGAAAAGTTGAAGAGTATAGATTTATTTCTATAAAAGAAACTGTAAAAATAAAAGGTGATACATTTAAAGTCCTCCATGAATATTATGAACGTTTATCTGATGGAGAATTGTTTGAGCCATTTGATGACCCAGATAAAAATTTGAACAAAGACTATGATTTTTATAGAAAAAAGTACACCTTACTTTCTCCCAAAGAGGTTAAGAGAATAAGATTAAAGTATGGACTAAATATAAGAGATTTTTCTGAAATTCTAGGTATAAGTTATAGTAATTTGTCTTCTATTGAAAATGGGAGTCTTCAAACTACCTATATTGATAATCTCTTAAGGCTCGTTGACGATCCGTATGCTTTTTTGAAATTAGTTAATGAAAAAAAGAATGCAATTCCTACTAGAATAACGGATAAATTAATTCCTACTTTGAATGAATTAGTAGTTTTTTCATATGATAAACATGAAAAAATCGCTAGGGAACTAAAAAAAATCAATTTAGATATTAGAAATAATCTTATTCGATTAACTAACAGTATTGAATTTGAACTAGAAAAAGGGGATCAGGAATGGAAACAATCGAGTTCAACCAAATCGAAAACGGTGTCGAAGAAATTTTCTTCAATGTTGTTTCGATAGAGTCAACTATAAAACTAAATACGGAATTTTCCTTACTGGTTAATCAAGAGGACAAGTCAATATTAAAGCTTTATTGCACTTTATCCGCCTTTAATGATGACACTGAGAATACATTTATGGAAATTAAGAGCTATGGAATATACAAAACGGATAATCAAGATGAAAATTTAACACTGGATAAAATCGAAAACGGAATGGAATTGATGGAAGACCTTCTTCCGTCTGTGAACGAAACTCTTTCGTTTATAACTAAAAGAGGATTGGGTGATTCAATCGAGTTACCAATGAAACTTCCAGAGAAAGAAATCGAAGACCCTAGCGAGAGCTAAGGCCTTTTTTTCTATTTTTGGTAGATGTAAAATAATCATAAAGTATTAATGAAATGAGGAAAACTAAATGATAGATGGACGTGAATGTTTTAATCCTATGATGGTACCAATTACCGAATTTAGCAAAGGTTTATCTTGGCCGCCAACATATATTAAATGTGATTGTAGCGAAATATTAAGGCGATCACAAAGAGGAAACGGATCTTACTATTGGAAGTGTCCTACATGCGAGAAGTTGTTTACTATGACAATGGGAAGAATTATTCTTGATAAAACAAAATAGAGTTTGCATAGTAAACCCATAGCATAATCCTTTTGCCGCTCTTCGGAGCGGATTTTGTCGTTGAATTTTTTTGTTGTATCAATTATACTAAATGTAACAGCGAACAACCTTTTTTTTCATAACTTTGAAGCTCTCGAACAATCGCGAGCTTCTTTTTTGTTTACAGGCTAAACTAAAAAAAGCCCGAAAATTCAGGCTTTTTTATGATTAATATTAGATTATATTATAGTGGTCTAAGTAAAAGGCTGGAACTTCGTTCGTCGCTCCTGAAACTGTCTCATATTCGAGCGGCTTTATATATCTCACCCAAACTCTTAATTCGTCATCGTTAAGAATTTTCGTCGTAAGCTCTTTATTTTTAATCAACAAAGTAATGGTTACGTTCTCATCTGGAGAGGGTGTTACTGTTGCTAAGTATTGTGTTATATCCTCATCTTCATCTGAATTCACTTGGAAGATCTTAGCGACAAACGATTGTTTCACACCTTTATATTGTTCAGGGTCACGCATCAAATCATCTAGAGACGTTTTATCGACATAGCGTGTTGAATCGAATTCATATTTTTCCTCGCTGCTACTCTCAGAACTAGAAACCGACTCCTTTTTCTTTGAACTGCTATTTTCAATTTTAGAGACTTCCGTGTACTCTATTACAAACGATCCTGCAACGCTTTTTACATTTGTTACCTTAACAATTAATGAGTCTCCGTCATCAACTTTTGGATTACTCTCTGATACAAAGTTAAGGTGCTCACCTGTTTGAATATTATATCCAAAAGCACTGTTCGGAACTAATTTATCAACAGTGATGCTGACAGTTTTACCCTCAATATCTTCACCATCATTGAGTGCGGATTCAGCTTCTTTGGTAGAGTAATCAGCTTTAGCTTGATCTCTCCCGCCACATCCTGACAAAAAGATACCCAAAATTAATATAGACATGAACCCAACAATCTTTTTCAAAATTTCCCCTTCTTTCATTGGTATTCAATATAAAATTATTGTATCATTTCTGCCCCACTTTTGCCCCACCAATTTTAAATTGATAAATATTAATATGGGTAGAAAGGTTATGATATAGCTGTTCTTGAGGGATGTGAGCCCCCTTATATATAACTGTTTTAACGTATTTTAGATCGATTTGATTGCAACGAAGGTCGAATCATACCTTGGAAAAGGCTTTATATAGCGCTATTCTCGCTGTTGGTTTTTTGTTGATTTTCGTCTTGCCCCGCTTTTGCCCCGCTATCGAGTTGCTTAAGCATTTTATCGAATTGCGAAATAGTTTCTCTACGTTTGTCTCCGGTAATGTGGGCATAAATGTCTAAAGTGGTTTTTACATTAGAATGACCTAGTAACATCTGCAATGATTTCGGATCAGTCCCCGCTTGGATTTGCAGAGCAGTGTATGTGTGGCGCAAGCCATGTAATGTAATTTTTGTTAGATTTGCTTTGTTTATTATCACGTTAAATTTAGTTCTCATGTCTCTAGGAGTCATGGGTGAACCGTCTTTTTTACAAAATAAAAATTGTGATTCTTGGAAAACTAACGGAAAGAGTTCAGCATATTCATTTCGTAGGTTTATCCAATTTTCTAGTTGCTTATAGGCAATCTCTGGTAGAGGAATAGTCCTATAAGCACTTTTTGTTTTCGGCGGAAAAATCTTATAGCTATTTTTTAATTGATTTGAAGCTGGTGAACCCAATGTTTTTGATATATTGATTTCTTTGGTCAGTGGGTAGTAATCATTCATGTGCAATGCACAAGCTTCGCCTATTCTAAAGCCACCATAAATCAGCAAATAAAACAAAGCGAGATCGCGTTGTTTTTCTAATGTGATGTAGTAACTACCTTTTTTTCTCTTTTTATTTATTTCAGATAAGCAATAATCTCTAAATTTTTGGATATCGACTAATTCCCAAAATTCGATTTTTTCGTTTGAATCTTCGTAATGCGGTATTTTTATGTCGGCAATGGGATTTGCTTTGAAGTATCCATCTTTTACTGCTTGCTTTGCAATCATCTGTGCGACCTGGTTAACGGCAATAAGTGAATTACGTTTATATCGTTTAGATAGCTCATTCAATTTCTTTTGATAAAGGTTGTGAGTGAGTTTGTTCAACCGCAATTGTTTAAATGTATCTTTGAGTGTGTTTAAATAGGTCTCACGTGATCGTAGAGACGTTTCTTTGACAGAACCTTTATAAGTATCAAACCAACTGTCTGCGTAGTCTCTGAACAGAATATTTGGGTTTTTAGCCACGGTTCCGTCTTTAACATTAATATACGCTTCTGCAGCTGCATATTCTGCTTCTGGCTTTGTATCAAATCCACCTTTGCTATGCTCAGCCTTTTTTCCAGTAATTGGATCAACGTAGCGAATTCGATACTCCCATTTTTTACCTCTTTTCCTGAATGTTGCCATAAAACGTCCTCCTTTTAGCAAACGTACGTTCGTTTGTTGTTAAAAAATAATAATCAATACACTTGCTGATAAATGATAGGCATCCATTTCTTTACGACTGGCTCTAATGAATAATCGATATTATAGCAATCCATGAAATAAATCCAGTTTAATTGTGATCTATCAGTCACTTGTGCATTGTTTAAATAATGCGATAGAGAAGTTTTTACTGCTTCTATATCTGCCTCGTTTTCCGCTTTACAATGTGAAATATAAGAGTCTCTGTACTCGTTGTAGAAATTTTTATGCTTAGAAGCATGGGATAATTCATGTGACAAAACTTGGATTTCTTCGTATTCAGACAATCCAGGATGGATGTATATTACATTGTGTTCTGGCAGATAGCACCCATCCTCATCAATATCATCTAAATAGAGTACATCCACACCTATTTTTTTGGCAAAGTTTCTCAAAAAAATTAACATACAGACACCTACTTAGATTTTTTTCTTTCTTCCTCTTCACGTGCCCTTTGTTCAACAAGAGCTCGTGTTGCTGCAAGAATGATTTCACGATCTTTATCTGAAACAGGTTTTCCGCCATAGGTCATGATGACAGTATCATCTTTGACATCGATTTCTTTTGGCGCTTTTTCGTTATTAGGAGTTGGGTTATCAGAACTTCCTAACAAGTAGTCAGCAGATACGTGAAAGTATTCAGCAATGGCCTTCAGTTTGTCTGCAGATGGTTCACGTGATTGCAAAGTATAAAGATAATTTTTGCTATAACCTAGTTCTAAAGATATTTCCTTAAGATTTTTATCCCTCTTTTTTGCAAGTTCTTGAATACGCTCAAACGTTGACATATTAGTTCTTCCAGCCCTTTCATGATAGACTTACGAAAGTCAAGAATAATATATTTTGATTTTTTTCGTTGACAAGTATAATATATTTGGTTATACTTACTCCGTAAGCTAATTTAATAAGCAAACAAGCAATAAGAAATACACCTAATAAAAATAAACAATTCGACGTCGCCAAACTAAGAATGTTGATTTAATAGGGATAATTCTAGGCTTATTTAACTGTACCTATATAGTACAAGATCGTTGGACGCAAGTCAACAATAATTAGCTAATTTTATTAGCTTACAAAAAATTAGGGAAGGGGAGTGATTTTTGATGTCGCAAGATTTAATTACGCAAATCAAAATTGCGTTGGTAAAGAAAGGAAAGAATCAAGCTTGGTTAGCTAAGCAGTTAAATATTTCAACTGCTTATATGTCTGACATTATGAATGGAAAACGAAGTCCGAAAGAGAAAATCAAAGAAATCAAGGCTGCTTTGGACTTGGAATAGGAGGGGGTTAATATGTTAGATCAGCCAAACCTATTTGATCCAGTAGAGTATGCGAAAGAGTGTATCCGTGACGAAGTAAAAAAGTTAATGCCGAAAGAAATTCTGTTCGCAACCATCGATATTAACAAGTTAGTACAAATCACGAGTCACAGTGTGACATATTTAGAAAAAAATTTTATTAATACTCCGGACGTACAAGCTTTGGAATGTTCACCAACAACTAAGCGGCTTTGGAAGTATCCAGAGATTCGGGAATGCTGGTTAGAATTTTGTCTACAGAACAATATAAAAAGTAAGGAGGTAACAGCATGAATGAAATTAGCGAGACTTTCGACTATTCAATAGTGGATGATCGGACTGCTAGCTTTCTCAAAGTAAAAGAGCAGGAAATGAGAACAATCGTTTTGAATGGTTCGATTCAACTCGGTGAAAAATTAATCGAAGCTCAAGAGCAGCTCGCTAAATTTAACAACGGTACTTTTGAAAGTTGGTTTACCTCTATTGGTTTAAAAAAAAGAACAGTTTACAACTATATCAATCAAGCTAAATTCGTGCATCAAATGCACGAATCGGAACAGATAGATATGTTCCAAGAACTACCAACAACGTTAAGAACTGAAATATCAAAACCCTCTGCTGAACCGGAAGCAGTCGAGTTAGTTCTATCTGGCGATATAAAAACCACAAAGGAATATCGAGAATTAGAAAAGCAGCTAAAAAAGAAAGATGAACAAATCGATAACCTTTCAGAAGTGATCAATGACATGAGTATTCAACAACCAAGAGTCATCGAAAAGGAAGTAGTTGTTGAAAAAATTCCGGATGATTACGAAAATTTGAAACAATCCTATTCAGAATTAGAAGAACAAAGTTCGCAACTTGAATCAAGTTATAGATATTTGTTAGCTGAACGAAAAGAAGTGGATGAGAAATCGTCTAAGTATGAACAACTATCAAAGGCAATCAACCAAGCTGAAGGCAAACTAAACGAAACTCAGCAACTTATTTCTAACTACAAGAATCTATCAGATGTATTAGAAAAATCGAATGAGTTCTTGTCAGAGGCAAGCATCTTAATCTATCAGGATTTGTCAGAGGTGATCAGTCGGGACGGACTTGCAAAAAGAGAACTAGACTTTCTAACCGAAAGGTTGGAGAAATTTTTATCAGACTTAAAATCAATTAGCAAAAACAACATATTGGAAGGAGAGATTATCAATGAGTAATCAGCTATTAGAACTAGAGAAAACCCTAGAAAATCAATTAGTTTTGGTGAAAGAAATGCGCCTAATCAAGAGCGACGTTTCCAAGATGAAAGAGGAAATCACGAAGGATGTTCAAGAATTGCGAGATAGTATCACATTGAACCGTCACGAAGGAGCAGAAATTCAGTCAGCAGTTGGGAAGAAAGCATGGGATTTAGCAAAAGAATACTTCGATCATAAAGTGTCAGATGATTTGTTTTTGGCTAAAGTTGGACACTTCCGCGGAATCATCTACAAGCGATTAAAAGAAACTTTTAATGTACCGAGATACTATGATATTCGCCGTATTGATTTTACTAGGGCAAAACAAGTTATAGAAATCGTGTCATTAAGCAACTTAAAAGATTACCAATTACGATTAACAGCACGGCAAAAAGAAATAGCTTACTTGAATGCTGACGATGTTGAAGGATTAGAGATTGCTTAAGAGGAGAGAAAAAATGAAAACTGGAATTTTTGAAACAAAGTATTACACAGAAGAAGGTCAATTCACATGTAAATGGTTAATGATTTTTGGTAAGTGCCTATTTATTAAGCATAAAAAGGCAGCCTAAAGAGACCGCCTCATGGAAAAGTTATTTTGTATACGTTGTTTTATCACAGCTTGGGCACGGTGGTAGCGTGTCCGTACGATCATCAAGTCTTACTTTTTGACCGCAATTTTTACAAGTATACGTTCCTTTTCCTGGTTTTTCACCAGTAGTATAAGCCGTAAATTTTCACCTCACTTTCCAAAATAATTATAGCACCACACGAATAATAAAATCGCTTTTTATAAGAAAGGAAGTACCACATGAAAAATAAAAAAATTGCACTAGGAGTTAGCGCTGCATTGTTTCTAGGTTCAACTGTAGGATTCGCCGCAGGCGCTGGGTTCTTCGATAACGCAACAACTGTTGAACAGAATATCTACAAACTGGCTGACATTGCTACGCAGAACAAGCAGAAGGCAGCAGACGTTCAAAGCAAACTTGATCAAACGACTGGGCAGCAAAAGAACCTGCAAGATCAACTAGACAGTTTGAAACAGCAATTGGCAAACAAACAAAACGAGGTCAATGCGAAGCAGTCTGAAATCGAAGCCAAACAACGTGAAGTCGAATCTAAGCAAAAAGAAGTCACACAGAAACAGCAAGAGGCGGATAAGCTGCGTAATGAACTATCTAACGCTCAAAATGATTCAGCACAAAAAGACGTACGCATGGCGGAGTTAGCAAATTTGAGCCAACAAAAAGTAAACGAGTTGGGCCAGTAGGAGGATTAATGATGAAACGACTAAATTTTCAAACGATCCTGCTATCGATGATCGCAATTCCAGTTTTCACGTTAGTCAATATTTGGCTGGCCTACGGCTACATTCTACTTTTCTTTTTGGTGATCGGATGGGAAAAGAAAAAGCCAACCGAGGAGGCTGACTAGATGAGGACCGTATTTGTAATAGTATCTTCGTTCTTTACTATTAGTAGCTTATGGTTACTTATTTCGTGGATTCAAATAATAAAGGTACAAAAAGAATTAGAGCTGCAAGATGTAATGATCATGGTTTTAGCAGTTATTGCCGTAGGTTTGAGTGTTACTTTTCTTCTAGTGAGCCTATTCCATAGGGAGGATTAAATCCAAGTTCTTGAAATGTTTTCTCATAGTCGTTATACGGAGCTAATTTGCCACTTGGATATCTAACCCATTGTGTATTTTTATAGTCTGTAAAAAACATAAAAGGAATTGCGTGAGTTCCGCCAGCAGCGACACCAGGACTTTCCATTGTGATTTGATAACTTCCTGGAGGCAAGACGTCAATATAGGTTGCATAACTTTGAGCATCTTTTCCAATTGCAAATTTCAAATACTCATTCAGTTTTCCGTTACGGTTTTGTGAGCTTGCCAAAAAAACGAACACATTATAAACAGGCGTATTATCAGCGTTATTCAAATTAACTTTTTGAGTATTACCACCAAATTCTGTGCTCCAAGTAGATATGAATTTGGCTTGTTCAAATTTTTCAGCTTTGTTCTTTTCGTCATTAAGCTTTTTGATTTGTTGAGAGTTAATAATAATGTTCCACACTGTAAAAATTGCCACAAGCATAGCAACAACTTTAGAAATATTATCCAAAGTAAAAAAAGAATTTTTATCCAAAAAAAGCACCACCAGTTTTTAAACCATTATATCAAATTGAAAGGGTGAGCATATGAAATGCACAAAAAAAGACTAGCCCCGTCTACCAAACTAAGCTAGTCAAACAAATATCTTATAGGAGGAATTATACCACATGACCATTAGAGATTCACTAGGTGTGCCGCTAGAACCTGATTATGACGAACCAATTTTAAAGGACGTTTACGGTGATGATGTTTATAAAAATGACACTGTTTACTTAAATTTTGAAGGCATTGTGCTAGAAAAAAATTTGGAACGTTACTCAAAAGAGTACGTGGACGAATTAACAGCAGGCGAAGCAAATGAAGAACTGCGAGAAGTGATGTTGCCTAGCGAGTATTCAGAAATAATTAAAGAAGCATTGCTAACGTGGATTATTAACAACGGTTATGCCGATTATTTCGGATTACAGCCGAAGAAAGGAGAAGATGTTATTGAATCTAGAAGAAATTACTAAAGAAATCGAAGACTTGCGTCAGCTGATTGGCGCTAAGAAAAATCTTTATGACAATCAAATCGCTCAAATTGTAGAAGTAAAAACAGCCTTTTTAAGAGAAATGGAGCGAGAGTTAAACGCTGCGTTGGAATTACAGAAACAGTTATTAGGCGATGAGGAATTAGTCGAGACAGCAAACTTTGTCATCAGCAAGGAACATCCCAATTTAAAGAGTCGGGCGACTTATAAATTAAATCTTCCGAAAACAAAAGAAGAAAAAGTACGTTTCGAACGTTACATGAAAGAAGAACATCCCGGATTAATTAAAGAAGAAATCATCGTTAAACCAATTCAAAATGACATTAAACAGCTCTTAGTTGACGGAGTGTTTCATTTGACGGATGAAGGGTTGTTGATCGATGACAACGGAATGGCTATTCCAAACACAACCGTTGATGTTAAGGGAATCGAAGTGAAAGTGAGGGTGAAAGAGTAGATGGAAATTGTTAAAGCGTCGGATATCGATCGTGCTGATAATTTTTCAGTCCTAATCTATGCGCCGCCAGGCGGAGGAAAAACCTATACCGCTAATTATCTTGAAGGTAAAACGTTAGTAATTGATATCGATCGGACAACAAACGTCTTAGCTGGTAATCCAAACATCGATATCGTTTATGCCGATTTAAATGATGTAGAAGTTGGAATGAAAAAAATGTTGAAGGATATTCACGATAATTATTTGGATCAATACGACAACATCTTTTTCGATAACTTATCTGAATTCGAACAAGCATGGTTAGCAGAGAAATCGAGATTATCAAAAACGCGCGATGGCAAAGCAATGGGTATTCCTGAAATGGGCGACTACAATAAATTCTCATTTTATCTGCCTGACATGATTCGGTATATCAATTCGTGGAAAGGTGTAAATAAAGTTTTTACTGCATGGGAAACGCAAATTCAAATTCAATCACCTGGCGGTCAGATATTCAATCAGTTTCATCCACAGATTCGAGAAAAGATTGTAAATAATGTAATGGGTCTGATGAATATGGTTGGCCGGTTAATGATCAATGAAGAAACAGGAACACGAGGTTTTTTGTTGAAACGAACAGATCAAACATTTGCTAAGAACCAACTAGATGATCGAGAGTTTGCTCTGCAAGAGGAGTTGTTCGATATTGATGGAACTGTACGATTATCAGAATGATTTAGTCAAACGTGCTAGACAGGCTTATATCGAAGGTTTTAAAGCGCCTTGCATCGTTTCGCCATGTGGTTCAGGTAAGTCGGTTATGGTCGCTGAAATCGCACGTATGACGACTTTAAAAGGCAATCACGTTCTGTTCTTGGTTCATAGACGAGAATTGATTGATCAAATCAAAAATACATTTAAAGAAATCGGTGTGAATAATGCGCTAGTAAATTTTGGAATGGTTCAAACGGTCGTGAGACACCTCAAAACAATCAAAAAACCGCAACTCATTATTACTGACGAGAACCATCACGGATTAGCTGCTTCGTACCGAAAAATCTATGAATATTATTCAGATGTTCCGAGATTAGGCTTTACCGCAACGCCTATCCGATTAAACGGGAGCGGATTAGGCGATGTGAATGATGTGTTAATCGAGGGCGTGTCGGCTAAATGGTTAATTGAAAATCACCGATTAGCTCCTTATGAATATTATGCACCTAAATTGATCGATACAGCCGAATTAAAGAAAGCTTCGACTGGAGATTTTACAAAGAAATCAATGGATAAGGCAGTCAAAAATACTATTTATGGTGATGTATTGAAACATTATAAAACGTTAGCAGAAAATGAGCAAGCAATCGCCTATTGTCACAGTATAGAGGCGAGTAAACACACCGCTAATATATTTAACCAAGTGGGTTATAAAGCCGCTCATATCGACGCTAAAACGCCAAAGGATGAACGCTCGGAAATCATTGAATCGTTTCGCAAACACGAAATAAAAATTCTGTGCAATGTGGATTTGATTGGTGAAGGGTTTGACGTTCCAGATTGTTCAACGGTCATTATGCTAAGACCGACGCAATCGCTGTCGTTGTACATTCAACAGTCCATGCGGGGTATGCGATTTAAAGAAGGTAAGCGGTCAGTCGTCATTGATCACGTAGGTAATGTAAACCGATTTGGTTTGCCTGATATGGACCGCGAGTGGAGTTTAGATAGCAAGAAAAAAACAAAAACTGATAGTGAATTATCTGTCGTACAATGCCAGTTTTGTTTTGGGGCTTATGAAAGACCAAAAGGCGGAAATATTTGTCCGTATTGCGGAAAAGCACAACCGATTGAAGAACGAAAAAGCGAAATAGAAGTCGACGAATCGGCAGAATTGATAAAAGTTGGAGAAACAAAAATCACTATCGACTTAGAAAAAGGGAAATATTTTAACATGACGGAAGAAGATGCCAACACTATAGAAGATTTATACGCAATTGCTCGTGCTAAAGGTTTTAAACCTGGATGGGCTTATATGGCAGCAAAGAGAAAAGGTTGGCTATAAAAAACTAGGAGGAAACTAACATGACAGGATTTAATTTAGATTTTTCAAAAGCACAACAAGGAAACGAAATAAAAGACGGAACTTATGAAGTGGTCGTGAATAAAGCAGTAGAAAATGCAACAAAATCTGGTGCAGAATTTATTGATATTGATTTAATCGTAAGAAATGATGTGCAGCAACAATTCCAAAACAAACACATTTTTCCAAAAATTTGGAAAGCCAAAGCAACTGGAAAGTACAACGAGGGTATGATCATGGCAATCGCACAATCCTTGCAATTAGAAGATGGAAAATCCTACAACGGAATTGATGAATTGTTAGCTGACTTTGTGCTAAAGCCTGCGTTAGTTCGAGTGAAAACAGAAGAATCTAACGGATATAAAAATGTAAATGTGAAGTCTTGGGAAAAGACAAACACAACTGGACCAATCAATCATCAATTCAAAAATGGTGATGAACCATCATTCGGACCTGAACGTCAAACTGCTCCAATCGTCAAAGACGATAATTTACCATTCTAATCACGAGGTGTGAAGATGTACGAAAAAATCCCAACAGAGCTTAAAAATCTCAAACAGTGGTGTGTTTACAAGCTAGTTTGGGATGAAAAAAGAAACAAACACACAAAGATCCCTTATAACGCAAACAATGGATACAAGGCAAAATCTAACGACGAGAGTACATGGTCTGATTTTCAGACCGCTCTCGATGCTATCAATAAATTTGACATGACTGGTCTAGGTTTTTTCTTCAAACCGCCATATTTTGGAATTGATATTGATAACGCAGAAGGTGAAGTCGAGCGATATAAAACAGGAGATGTGGAAGAAAATATCATTTATGAATTCATAGAAAGCATGAAGTCCTACGCTGAATATTCTCAGTCTGGAACAGGCATCCACATTATTGCTCAAGGCAAACTGCCTGGCGGGAGGCGTCGTAAAGGCGATGTTGAGATGTATCAAGATGGGCGATTTTTCGTTATGACGGGTCATTCGGCATCCAAATATACTGATGTTATCGAATCTGACCCAAAAAATATCAAACGACTTTATGATCGATATGTTGGTGATAAAAAAATCATCCAATTTAAAGAAGAAAATCCATTAATGAATACCGTTGATTTGCCTATCGAAGAAATTATCCAACGTGCTGAATCGTCTTCACAAGGTGCAAGATTTAAAGTTTTCATGGATGGCGGTTGGGAAGCTTTTTATTCCTCGCAATCCGAAGCGGATATGGCCTTTGCTAATGACCTAGCTTTTTGGACTGGTAGAGATTACGAAAAGATGGATGAAATTTTTCGAGCATCTGCAATGATTCGAACGAAATATGATCAGAAACGTGGAGCGACCACATATGGTGAGGGACTGTTAAACAAAGCTATCGCTGATACGAATTCCGTGTACAATCCTAAACGAAAATCTGATTTTAGAATTTTCATCAAGGATCAAGAACAGCCGAAAGAAAAGAAATACTATTCTTATGACGATACCGGAAATGCCGATCGATTCAATGACATCTATGGAACATTAGTCAAGTATTCGTATATCGATAAAGCATGGTATTACTACAACGGAAAAGTGTGGTTGCCCGACAACACTGGCGAAGTGCGGAAAATGGTAGATACCACAGTTGAAATTATGGGGAAAGAACCATTGAGTGTTCCTGAAAATGCTGATGACGAGACGAGAGAGGCGTTAGAAAAAGCAAAAGAAAAACACGTCAAACGGTCTCGAAGCAACGCAGGGAAAAATGCCATGATGGACGAATTAAAACATCGGTTATCCGTTTTACCAGAAGAGTTTGATCAAGACAAATCATTATTTAACACACAAAGCGGCTATCTATCGTTGAGTAATGGACTTCTACACGAGCATGAAATCGATAAAATGTTTACTAGAATCTCAAACATTGAATACACTGAATCAGTTGATTGTCCAATGTGGGAAGAATTTATCAATCAGATATTCAATAACGATAAAGAGCTGATTAACTACATTCAAAAATGCGTTGGCTATTCGCTGACTGGTTCCACAAGAGAGCAGTGTATGTTTATCCTCTATGGTCACGGTTCTAACGGCAAATCGGTTTTCTTGGAAATTATTTCTGAGCTGATGGGTAATTATGCTATGACCATGCAAGCACAGACGATCATGGTAAAACAAAGCCAGTCATCGGCTAATAGCGATATTGCACGTTTAAAAGGTGCTAGGCTGGTGACTTCCAGCGAACCGAACGAAGGCGTTCGGCTGGACGAAGGTTTGGTCAAGCAGTTGACTGGTGGTGATAAGGTGACCGCACGGCATCTTTATGGAAAAGAATTCGAGTTTGAACCTGAATTTAAATTGTGGTTAGCAACCAATCACAAACCAATTATTCGAGGTACTGATGATGGGATTTGGCGGCGGTTGAATTTGATTCCTTTCATCATACAAATACCAGACCATAAAAAGGATAAAAACCTGAAATTTAAATTACAAACCGAATTACAAGGTATTCTCAAATGGGCGATTGACGGCTGCTTAATGTGGCAGAGAGATGGGTTGCAAAAACCACAATCGGTTGTTGCGGCTAGTCAAGACTATCGTAGTGAAATGGATCAAATTGGAACATTTATCGAAACGTGTTGTGAAACAGGTCCAGGACTAAAAATATCAGGCGGAGAATTATACAAAGTTTATCGTGAATGGGCATCGGACAATGGTGAACACACTTTTACTAACACAAAATTTGGCAGAGAGATTTCAAAAAAATATACAAAGAAACGAATGAAAATTGGCGTAGTATATGATGGCATTTCTTTAAAACCAAGAAAATATGACAACGTGAGAGAGCTTTTTAAGTAAAAGATGTAGGGTAAGATGTAAAGTTAGCAGTCAACCCTACATCGCTTATAAACCCTTATATATCAATACTTATAGTATATTTTTTCTTCTTTGATGTATAGTTAGAAAAAAATAATAAAGTATTAAAGTAAAAAATAAAAAGTAAATTATATAAAAAAGAATAGGTTTTGAGGTCTTACCCTACATCGTATACACCGCAAATGGCTAGAAGCGTTGGTATGACAATGATAGTTCGAGATGTAGGGTTATCTTGAAACACAGATAGGAAGGTTTATTATGAACGAAATTTATATTTCAATAGCTAAAACAGTTAAATCGATACAAGCAGAAGGATTTGATTTTGAAGAAGCAATGGCGATTTTTAAGGCTGGCCCAAAAATAAGTTGTGATGAGAAAAGTGATTTTGATTTTTTTGATTCTTTGTTTGAAATTTCGGACGAACGGTTAAACGCCACAGAAGCATATAAATTCTATTTACAATCAACTGACGGAGAGCCTATCAGCCAAACTAAATTTGGTCGGATCATTTCTAAATTTGCTACTAAGAAAAAATCGAACGGTGGCATTTATTATCAAATGAGGATCAAACATTGAAATCAGAACATCAAATTCAAGATGAAATCAGAATTGCATTATCAAAACATGGTTGCACGATTTTTCGATCCAATGCAGGACAAGTGACAACGATCGAAGGGCGGCAATTTTACGGGATGCCAAAAGGGTTCCCAGATCTATGTGGACATCGTAATTCTGATGGAAAATCAATTTATATCGAAGTCAAAAACGAAACAGGCAAACTAAGACCAGATCAAATACGATTTGGAGACTTTTTAAGAGAGCAGCCAGTATTATATGGAGTCGCAAGATCTGTGGAGGATGCTTTGCGGATTGTAAATAAGAAATAAAAATATTTCAAACGAGATAGGAGAACCTAATGAATACAACAAACAATAAAAAATTTGGCAAGTTTCTCGCGTCGAACAACACGTTATCGCCAAGGCGCCCGCAGTTAAGTCCAAAGAAATACTACAAACTGGATTACAGCAAATGCATCTATTCGGTCGTTGGAAGATTGATTAACGAGTATAAACATACTGCTTGTTTTGAAATTGTGAATTGGCACGAAGCCGACGGGGCGATATTGAGAAATTTAGGCCATCGAGTGATTGTTAGAAAATGTGAAGTACAGGAAATTGAGTAGCAAGGTTTGCTGCTTGAACGATTGCAGTGAACCTTGTATTTTTCGGTCTCAGAAAGCTATGTTAACTGGAGCTATTACGGAAGAAGTGAGGTATGGCTATGAAAAAAAAGCAGAACCGCAAATAT